TTAGATTATTCCTTGATTATTACGGCGAATAAGAGATACCGGCAAATCGATACCATCATAAATAGGAAGTCCTTCCCCTAAGACTTCCTTCTTTGCCTTCTCCCTTTGCCAATTATTTAAGTTCGCCTCCTCCACCATCTTGTCTGTAAGGATACGTGCCTCCTTGATGGTGTTATCTATTCTCTGTGCAGAAACGGTCATACTCATGACGGCTGCCATTACAATTGTCATTATCAATCTTTTCATAACTCATATTCTCTAAAGGGTTACTATTCTAATTACTTCTACTGTATCATCGAGATATCTTCAGTCTCTTGATTACGGTTGCAAAGATATGGCGATTTAGTGGAATGACAAAGGGAGATACTCTAAATGGAAGGTGGATTTCCCCTATTTAGTAGTAGGGATTTGTGAGTAGTGATTATTTTTTAACCGAATTGTTTGCTCAATTCATTGGTTTTTAGTATTTTTGCACACCATTTTTTAAAAGTAAGAATAATGAATAAGACACAGATTGTAGCAGCATTTGCTGAGAAGGCTGGCATCACAAAGACTGATGCCTCCAAGTTCTTTAACGCTCTGATGGGTGTGATGGCTGATAACATCGTGGAGGGAGATGGAGAGATTTCCATCCCTGATTTCGGCCGTTTCTCCATCAAGCATGTAGCGGAACGCCAGGGTGTTAATCCTGCAACAGGCGAGAAGATTACCATTGCAGCTCGTGACAAGGTGGTATTCAAGGCTTCAGATAGCCTTCCATACTTCTCTCGCAAGCATAGTAATGAGTAAGTTAGGATAGTTAGTTTATATCTCAAATCTGTAGCCATCAGAGTCATCTGGTGGCTTTTTTAGTACTGTGCAGATAGGATGAACTGAAAAATTGTACTTTTGTGGCAAATTATTGAATGATTTGTGATGTAGTATCTTATTTTTTTGTACTTTTACAGGCTGAAAACGGATACTATTATCCGCTAACATTAATTGAACTACCCACAATCTAGAGACTTGTGGGTGTTTTATATGTGTTGTTTCTTTTTTATGTGCTTTTTTTGTTTCTGTGCAGATACACTGCACAGAAAGCTCGTAATTTTGTGGACGATTTAAAAATATTTTGTATGAAAGATAAAAAGCAAGAACTGAGTGCCCATGTGGAGGAGATATTCAAGCAGTATGTTCATCCTGGGCTTTACATCTGTGACTTGGCAACTGGTGGTGGCAAGTCATATACCATTGGTAAACTCACCTGTGAATATTATCCCAAGCATTTTGAGTGCATCATCATTCTGTGTGTTCAGAACAAGCTCATAGAGGGTATGAATCGCGAGATTGAGAAGTTTATCGATCAGCCTGGTTGTCTTAAGCTGAGTGAGAAGCTTGTAATAGAGAACAACACGGAGGTTATCTTGAAGGCAGTAAGGTCCGGAAGTCTTCAGGAATTGCTGGACGAAATGGGATATCAGATAGAGCAGCAGCGGAAGAAGAAGGTTTCTGTGGCTGTGTTGGAAAACAGATTGGCGCAGGTTGAGAAATTGGCTAAGTGCATGAATGCTTTGGTGGCCATACTACAAGATGATTCTGAGAATGCTTCTCTGCTAGAGCAGATACAGGCAGAAGAGAGCCGGCTGAGATATGCTGTCAGGGATTTCTTTGCCAACTACAAGAAGCATTTGCTTATTACTGGAGAAGTGAAGAAAGTGGGTGTGAAGACTATACTGAGCCGTTTTCCTTCATTGGAGAGTGTCTATCCGCAGGTTAACTACGCCAGCAGGAAGGTATTTCTGATGACCGTTCATAAGGCGATGCTTGGTATTGATCCTATTTTGTCGGAAAGTGTCAGTATCAGGGATTTCTGTGACAAGAAGACCTTAATCCTGTTTGAAGAGTCTGATCAGGCAGCAGTAGCCATGCGTGATGTCATCATTGGTCAGGCTTGCAGAAAGTCTGCAGGCTTCAACAAATATGGCAAGGGATATCATGGCTATTTACAGTATTTGGGCTTATTATCAGCCAAGGATACCCTTACAGAGAGATATGATGGGACTCTTTTGAAGGAAAGTTTGGAGAAGGCTCAGAAAATTTGTCAGGATAATTGGAAGCGGAAGATGGGGGATATACTGCCTTACAAGAACATCTTTCTGGCAGATACGAAGGATTACAGCAGTTATCGACGTGGTGTGTTCTTTGCCGGTCCTACCTTTAAGTTGGAGATTTGTGGTGGAGAGGAACACGCTCGGTCCTTCATTTGCTATCGGGCTGGTGAGAAGAATTTCATATTGGCTCATGCTGAGAATGAGGAAGAACTGTCTGGGAAGTATGACATGGTGATTTCCTTGGATAAGTTTCTCAAGCTCTCGGAAAGCAATACTGTGGCGGTGAAGAAGTTCCTGAGTGGTTGCGTCAGAGAGGCTTTCCTGAAGAGGCAGGATGCTTTCAAAAATGAGACCGATGACAGGGAACAATACTTGGGGTGGCCTACGGTGGAAGGTGAAATCCATTCGTTCCTGGCTCGTTTTGAGGTGGTTTCAGAGAAGTTCTTTGAGCAGCAACTTCTGGATTACTACACCAACCGCAAGAATCTGACCATTAAGGTAGATGGCAAGAAATATAAGGTTCAGGACGATTCCTTCTATATGCATGGTTGCCGGTTATATCAGGAGGAGCTTGATGAAAGAGACAGTCTTCACCGGGTAAGGCTCTCTTGCAGGGAGATTAGCTCCACGCCTGAGAAAATACTGTATGACCTGGTGGCTTCTGACAAGGTGGCTGTGGTACTCTGTTCTGCTACGGCTTCAAGTGAATCTGTGATCAGTAACTTTGATATAGAGTATCTGATGTCGGCTTTGGGCAGGAAAGTTCATCTTTTGGACAGAGAGGATAGCAGGAAGTTTGAGGAGCTTGTTGAAGCTACGTATCCTAGCCGTCATCAGGTGGAGGTAGTGCCACTGGAGCATTATATGTTCAAGGACAGCCGCAAGGAACACATGACCCTACCTGAGAAATATAAGCAGATGTTCTGTGAAGATGCTGTTGAGGAAGGACTGGTTGACCGATGGTTCAAGCTGACCAGAAGAGAAATCTTCCGTCAGGCTTCCAATGCTGATGAAGCAGTTTTTGTGTTCTATCGTATCTTTCAGTTCATCGAGGCTTATCACTGGTTCCACGGGCATGATGACATTCACAGTATGCTCTTTTTCCAGAATAGAGCTGCTCAAACCTACGAGAAGCAGATGAACGTTATCGCTTGTCTGATTGACGGATCCTACAAGCAGAAGATGAAAAATGATGATCATGTGGAGGATGTCTTTGAGAGTGGTTTACCTGATTGGCAGAATGAGCATCTGTTCATGTCCAACAGTTTAAAGGACGTGGAAGACAAGGTTTTGAAGAGATTGAGTGATGGCAGCATTTCCAAGGTGATGCTGGTGACGGCCTACGGTAGTTTCAAGGCGGGTGCCAATCTCCAGTATAAGATACCGGAAGGTATTGATTATGAGAGGGGTGACAACTGGGAGGAGGATGAACATGAACTGAAGAAGGACTGGGATGCTGTATATCTCCAGAGTCCCACCTCTTATCTCTCTTTCAATGATGATAGCCAGGAGCAGGCTTTTGATGCTGGTCTCTACCGGATTATGATGTCGCTCATGATGCTCAACGAGAGAAGTTGGCTGACTCAGAATCAGGTGGGGCACTGGTTGGAAGAGGCAATTTCCAAGAAGTGTATCCGTTTCAGGGAGGATGCTGTGGCCATGGACAAGGCAGCCTGGGCTCAGACAATGGTCGAGCAGGCTGTGGGAAGAATATGCAGAACTAAAAACAAACCGCTGTCTACCTACGTTCTGTATGATGAGGGGATGACGGAAATCTTTATGGGTGATTTGGGTGACAAGTCACACACCAAGGAATTCAAGGCTTTGAGCAGTTATATTCAGGGGCATACTGAGATCGGCGGTGATAGTCATGCTTCTGCTGAAGAGGTAAAACTGCATAATGATTCCCAGGCTGCTCAATGCAAATTGCGTAAAATGAGGGAGAAGGCTTTACTCTTCACTCCACATCCTTATGAGGTGGAATATGAGAATTTAGAGGATGGGAGTGAAGATTTGTCGATTCCTTATTACGTCAAGAGGGCTCAAATCATGAATCAGTACTACAAGCAGGCCATTATCCGTAATCCTGTGGTGGCTTCCTTGCAGGAGCTTGATGAACAGGCCATGATGGTTCCTTTCCTGAGAAAGTGTTATGGCAATTGGGAAAGAGATGAGGATGGATCTTTCTGCCAGCATCCTGTATCTCCAGCATCTGTAAGATTGGATGTGTTGATGAAAAATAAGGCTATCCATGAGCATTTTGAGCGGAATGGCTATGCTACCGGCTGGAGTTCGGATGGACTTATCCTACACCCAGAGATTCTGATGGCGGATTATGCCGGAGAGATAGGTGAGGAAGCGTTCAAGGCGCTTGTTCTTCGTTATGTGGATTGCAGTGAAGAGCTGTTTGCACATTTGGAGGATCGGGATTATGAGTTGGCTGATTTTGTGGTTCTCAATCCAGATGGTTCCTATAAGGTGGCATTTGATGTGAAGAATATGAATCCTTCCATTGAGCATTTGGATAGAGAAGGGGATATGCCTACTTTAGAGAAGCGTCAGGAAAAGGAGAATCGTCTGGGGTGTCCGCTTTATACAATCAACATGCTCAAGATGCCATTTGAGTCGATGGACAGGTATGAGATTTGTGGGTTGATAGATGAAGATGGGCATGTCCAGGGAGATGCTATGTTGAAAATTAAAAGTTTAATTGAAAGTTAATTATTTAATAAGATGTGATATGGCTAAAAAGATAGAGCATATTTCAAAAGAAGAGATATTGAAGTTGCCTGTGACAACCAACAGGCTTGTGGTTACATGGGATAAGGAGGCATTCTTTGCCAAGTATGCCATTGTGTCTTACAAGATGGAAACGAGAGATTGGGAGCGTAAGAATCTTTCTTACGAACAACTCTCTGACACTCCATCTTTTTCGGTAGTGGGCATATATGCCAAGTTTGAGAAATTTAGCACCAGAGACGGCTATACGCGATTTTTCGTGCTGGTGAAGAAGGGCGATGAGAAGCTGGTGATGGAAAGTCTGAAAGTTCAGAAGGATGTGGCTTGCAAGTCAGATGATCTGCATGGGTATGATGAATTCCTGCAGCAGCGCATTATCGTGTCGCTTGCCATCAATGCACTTGGTAAGAAGGGTAAGGGTGGCATGATGTACAACAATGGCATGTTGCTGGTTTGCGATGACCAGAACTTTTGCATATCCAAGACCCGGAAAGAACTGGTTTGCCTGAAGTTGGAGGTGAACAAGTATATGAATTTGGTAGCGAGTACTACCTCGTTCTCGCATCCTAGGGATTTCAAGCAGTTGAAGGAGCATTGGAACTGTGTTTTCCAGGTTGGTCAGGAAATGGATGGTGAGTTATGGCTTGGAGAATACCTGAAGCCTGTTGTCCTCAAAAAACTGAATGAAGGGGATTATCATCTGGACCAGCTTTACATCAGGAAGAAGCGTTTCTCCTCTTCTCACAACACTGTTCCGTATTGGCCCTGGAACAAGGACAAGTACAATCACAGCCGCTTGTTTGTCATCTGCCAGGTTGTTGCGAATGTAAATCAGCTCTTTGATGGTATGCTGTCAGTGGATTTCTTTGATCATATTATACTGGATTATTTTGAAAGTCATCCAATAGGTGATATGTTGACTTTGCTGAAAGATTACTTTCAGGGGAAAAACATCATGGTAGAGGATCCTTTTGGCACGGATGATTCTAAAAAGCAGGTTGCTCAATTCAAGGCGAGTGTAAAGGATGCCATTGGGGATGTAGTGAATGTGGTCAAGAGAGGGTCTCAGGTGGATATGCTGTTAAAGCTATGTGAGCCGATAGGTGATGACACTCATTATTCGCAGTCTGTGAAGCGTATGTATGAGAGTGGTATAGCCTTCCAGCACATGATTCATCATGGTGGAGGTAAGGAGGATGATGTACCAAAGGCCAAAGCTACGAGAATCCTGATGGAACTGCTGGTCAAGGATAGTATTGTCAAGGGTAGGATGCCGTCTGAATTGGCTGAGATCGCAGTCGATTGGAAGTTCTGGCTCTTTAAGCATAAAAAGGATATGGTATATGGAGCATCCATGGATTTGTGTGAAGGCGGTGGTATTGGGCTTCTTTCTTATGGTTATGATGATAAATCGGGTGAGTATTATGATACGTTTGTCTCCAGCGACATGGGTTTGCCTGTTCTTCACAAGATGAAAGGAGGTCGTGATTATCATGTGATGGAGAAGGATGGCAATGCCTATCTGATATTGAACACGGATGAGATTCCTATCTTGGATGCCAGACTGATAGATGAGACCTATGGCAAGATTATAGAGGGAACTGACCCAAAATGTGATTCTCTTTACATGTTCAAGAGAAAGGGGGCCGGAACTAATCATAAATTCTTGCGTGGTCTGATGGGATTTCATATATGGAAGGAGGAAGGACTTGGTGGAGAGAAGTTGGAATCCTACTCTTACATATCTGGTTATAATGCCGATAACTTTGCGACCGGTAAAAGTTTTAAGATAGACAGGGTTCCCCATGTAAGGCGTATCTGCATTTTGAAAAAAGATCATCCAGAGCGTGTATGGGAAGATATTCAAGAGTTGAAGAATATGCTTACTGTGGGCTTGGGGCAATGGGATGAGTTGATGACATATCCTTTTCCATTTAAGTTCTTGCAAGAGTATCTGGACAACCAGAGTGAAATGACGTTTTCAAAGCATTGGAGTGAAATGTAGTATTTCTGGTGTTTTTCTTTATAGGCTGGCAGGATGGTGAAAACTTTCCTGTCAGCTATCTTCCATTCTGCATTCTTTTGCCATTTTGTTGGATGTGAAGACTATGCCAACTGTTTCTCGCCCTATGCTTAGGTGGTATACTTTTGAATTATTAGGAGTGGTACACTTTTTAATTAGAATCTATTTACTGATGCATTTTTTTGCTGTTTGATAAGATTTTTATGGGGATTATTTTGATTAATGAATTCTCATTTCACCTTGAAAATGTTGAGTTTTAGACATTGTGCATAGCAAGAATTATTTTCGTTTTTTTACACGTTTTCTTGGCGGTTTCATTATTTTTTGTTATTTTTGTACCTTGTATAACGATTAGGAAGGTTACAAATATCCTGTAATACCCTGCATCCTTCGTTCCGTTCTTGACAGTTTGGAGTGAACCTTGCTTAGTGTCACTCGATTTATGCAGCAGTCCCATAATTTGATTGAACAAACTTAAAAACAGAAAATGTCAATAACAACTGAACAGAAGGAACTTCATTTGCTTCCTCACAACAGAAAAGCTTATGAAAAGGTGATGGATCATTTTGAGAATCACCAGCGTGCAGCCATTGTACATGCTACTGGTACAGGCAAGAGCTACTGTATAGCAGCTATAGCTTCCCATTTTTCAAAGGTACTGGTCATGGCACCCAATAATTTTGTATTGAATGAGACCCAAAAGGTGTGCAATGATGCTGTGGAATTCCGTACATATGCAAGCACTATATATGATGAAGATACACCCACGGGGTATGATCTGATAGTCCTTGATGAGTTTCATCGTGCTGGTGCGCCAGAATGGGGAAATGGTGTTAAAAGGATAATTGCATCAAATCCTTTGGCCAAGATTTTAGGTACGAGTGCCACCCATATCAGATATCTGGATCATGAACGGGATATGGCAGAAGAACTGTTTGATGGTAACATCATCAGTCATTTGAGTCTTGGTCGTGCTTTGGATTTAAAAATTCTCCCTACACCTATCTATGTTTCTTCTTTATATTCTGCTGATGAAACAATAGAGAAGGCAAAAGGGGCTATCAGAACTTCCAAGTATATGGAAGATGGCGAGAAGAAGACCTATTTGCATCGCCTTGCTGGGATTTCCCGCAGTTGGTCTGAGTCACATGGAGTACCTCCTATCATTAAAAAATATTTCAGCTCAGATGTCAAGCGAATTATTGTCTTTTGCTCTAAGGTTGCCAAAGCAGCTAAAGCCAGAAAACTTCTTGGGGAATGGTTGTCTTCTGCAGGTTTCAATCATATCCGTTTCTATCGGATTGATTACCAAGAGAAATTCCTCTCCAAAGAGATGGAGGATTTTGAATCGGACAATTATGACGGATTAAAGGTTGCCATTTCTGTAAATATGCTTAATGAAGGAATTCATGTGCCACACGTGGATGGGATTATCATGCTACGTTCAACCATATCCCGTCTTATCATTGAGCAACAAATTGGCCGTTGTCTTACGGCTGAGAACATTTTGAAGCGTCCTGTTGTACTGGATTTGGTAAACAATATGGATACCATGTTGCTCGATTACAACAAAACTTACAGTTTTGGTGGAAGTAGTAATGGCAATAATGGAAGTTCTTCAAAGAATGAATTGGAACCATTTCCTTTTCAGGTAATTGACGAATGTAGAGATTTTCGTGAGTTTTATGAGGAAATCTCTAAATTTGATGATGTAGCAGAACTGAAGGACGACATTTGGTATAGTCAATATTTGCCACTTCTGTCCGATTTTTACGATAAAAATAGTCGCCTTCCATATCCTTCAGAGGATTTAAAGGCTGTCAGATTTATAGAAAAACAGCGTTTCCCGATGAATCAGCGTAAATATCCTCATCGAATGAATTGGTTGGTGGCACATGGTTATTCAAAGGAAGCTGTTAAGCGTACAGGTTTAGATGAACGCCTTGATATCCTAGAAGAAGCTATTAAAAAGAACAATGGTAAGTTACCAACACTGAAGGAAGATTCATATGTGAATGGAATTTATCAGGAATTTCAGAAATTCTTGAAGGGCAAGAAGAAGAACAAGAGTTTGACACAGGCACATCTTGACAGATTCCAGCGTATTTTACAGATGTATGATACTCCTTTGAAGGCAGTACAGGTTCGTTTTGAGAAAATCAAGAAACGTGTGGAGCAGGAAGGAATCATCCAGCGTGGTTCCGGTATAGCCAGTGATCTGGATTATATTTGGATTAGAAATCACATGAACCGTCCAGAAACATCGGAAGGTATGAAGGCTGAGTTGAGAAAAATGATAGGTTTAGAAGACAACGAACCTATATGTAGAGGGAATGAGGCTCTAAAGAAGTTTATCATAGAACGTGGCTATTTTCCTACGCGTAAGGATAAGCCCTACTACGGCATCTTGATGAAATTTCACAAAAGAGGTGGTGCTGCTATTTGAAATGACCCTGAAACATATGCCTTCCTGCTTGAGCATGGTTTTCCACCATATAATGAAAAATAATTGATGATTTTTTGATGTTATTCAAAAAAACTTTATATTTTTGCATTTGGAGGCGATATTTTTTCAGACAGTGCAGATAGATTGCATAGTGGCTTTCTACTTTTGCATCCTGTATATATAAACGAAATATTATAGAAGGATGAAAAGAAAGAACATTTATACAGATGAAGAGCGTTATTGGATGACAGGTGGGAATACAGGGACATTGCCTATTCGTATCATCCCGTCTGTTATTTACAGCTTGGCACCAAGCGAAATCTTTGTGTTTGGCAGCAATGCGCTAGGTATGCATCATGCAGGTGCAGCTCGTGTGGCTTACAATGAGTTTGGTGCAGAATGGGAAATGGTGAGGGATTGCAAGGTCAGTCTTACTCTATTCCCACTATGGAGGGTGAGCATAGTACGAAGCTTGCCGTCATGAGCTTTACGCAATATGCCAGGGAGCATCCGGAACTGAAGTTTCTGGTAACTCCTGTGGGTTGCGGTATTGCTGGTTATACTCCGGACGAAATGGCTCCTATGTTCAAGGATGCTGCTTATTTGGAGAATGTGTATCTGCCTATCAGCTTCTGGAAGGTGCTGATGGGAAATAACATATAATTTTAAGAAAAAAGTAGTATGAGTCGGTTAAAAGAACATGTTCAGTATATCATATATGGTTGTTGTGCCATTGAGTTGTTGATTGGTGATAAGCTGATCAAATGTGATGCAGGTTATGGGGGTCCTAATCCTTTGGCCTCCTTGATTGAAGCCTGCCTTGATTTTTTCACTGCTAAGAAACAGGGTTTTGAAACTGAAGACTACATCGAAGAGACGGAAACCACATGGGATGAAGAGCCGGGTGAGATGCATCTGGGGCTGAAATTATTAAAAAACGATATGGTCATCATGGATATACAGCAAAGGGACGATGAAAAAAACGTTCTTCAAGAATGGCATGAGTCTGTTCCTTATGAAGATTTCAAGGCGGCTATTGTCTCGGAGGGCTTTCGGGTGCTGAATGCATTTGGTATCTTTGGTTACTATGCGGCATGGTCGGCTCATGAAGATTTTCCTTTGGCTGCATTGCTCCGTCTTACCGGTAATATTGAGTTAAACTGGGATGGAGACAATTGCTTTACGGATTTGTCGAAGGAATTGGCATGTCTTTCCTCTAGTGAAAGTTAAGGCTTGAGCCAAGAATATAAAATTATGGTAAACTTTTTAAGCGAATTGAAGATGGTATACTACATAGTGCACGGATGGATTCTTCCTTCGGAGAAGGCTGAGGAAAATTTAACGCAGAACCTGATCAACATGGCACTTCTGACTCTCATGAAGAGGGAGTACGAGAACGAGAACGAGGAGAAAGCAAATCAGAAGGTAAGCGAGTGCCTGAACTGGATGACTTATCTTTCAGAGCAAAAACCCAGAATAACTTGGAGAATCAATGAGAAACCTAGCCAGGAGAAGATGGAAGACTTTCTGATGGAAATACTGGAGTTAACGGAGGAGGGGCAGATGTTGCTCAGAGCGAGAAATCAATCACTGGAGCCAATATTGTACGAGTATCTGATACAGGATGAGCTGGACGTACTTACGCTCAGCCAAGTACTGATGAACCTGCCAACACCATGAATGGAGGTAGACTACGGGCCAACTACAGCTGGTGATCAAAAACATATATGAGGAAATATTTTGCCCATACGGTGCATGAAGTATGGTTTTTCTGATAGCCTACGCTCTTGTATTCTAAAGAATCTAGTCTTAGAGTTGAAAAATATACTTACTGTGGGCTTGGGACAATGGGATGAGTTGATGACATATCCTTTTCCATTTAAGTTCTTGCAAGAGTATCTGGACAACCAGAGTGAAATGACGTTTTCAAAGCATTGAAGTGAAATGTGGTGTTTTAAGTTCTTTTGTTTCAGATATTTGGTATGCTCTCGCCTCCTTTGGTGTGAGAGCATGCCTATACTATGAGTCATTTTTTGTTTCTTTGAATATTAATTATGTAAGCATAAATGTTAAATCTTAGTTAATATAACAAAAATGCTACCTATATATTTGGTGGTTAGTTGCTTTTTTGTTACCTTTGCAGTGTCGAAATGACAAAGAGCTCTTACAAATAATGAAACAATCAGAATTACTGAAGAGACTGAGAGATGCGGGATGCATCCTGTCTCAACATGGTTCAAAGCACGACAAATGGATCAATCCCAAGACTGGCGCTTACGATTATGTGCCTAGGCACTGCAAGGAGGTGGCCAAAGGGACTGCTATAAAAGTGCTTAAAAATTTGGCAGGGGAATAGCCCCTGCCAATCTATGAGCCATGTGTGGATTTATTTGTGGAGCTCTTTTACTAAAAATATAAATGTATGGAGAAAAGAAAGGTTTTAGTTACAGTAGAACAAGCATCTGATGGTTCGTATTGGTGTCATACAGAAGATGCGATAAACAAGGGGCATTTCAACTCTGTGGGACGTACCGTAGAGGAGGCAAAGCAGGATTTGCTTGATTGCTACGAGGAGGCTAGGGAGTTTGAAGATGATTTGCCGGAAGTAGATTTTATCTACAAGTATGATATTCAATCATTCTTCAATTACTTTTCATATCTCAATGCGTCTGATATTGCCCGCCGTGCTGGCATCAACCCATCGCTCATGCGACAATATATCAGCGGTGTGAAGAAAGCCGGAGAGAAAAACTATCAACGCCTGTCAGCTTGTGTCGGCAAGATTAAAGAGGATTTTAGAGCAATCTCTTTCTAGTAAAGATGATTGTTTCATATACATTGTTAAAGAGCTCGAAGCCCTGGTACGAGACGTATCGGGGCTTTTTTCTTGCTGTTTTCTGGAAATGTTCAGCAAAATGTTAATATAATATTGACAGGTAAGCGCTATGTAATCACGGCAAAACCAAAAGCGCACGCATTCAAAAACGAAATGTGTTTTCCACTGACAAAAACGAAATGTGAATTAAAAAAGCACCCAAACAGCAAGTTTGAGTGCTTTTTTAATGATTTTAATCGAACAAAGACCAGTCTATTTCTTTTTTTTCCTTCCAAGCAGATTCAAGACAACCTTGTATGTGTGCTTGAACTCCAAGAGTGAAGGATGTCAACTCTTCAATATCTTTGAATGTGTATAGAAGAGGATTGTCATCAGAACCAAGTTTGACAGTCGGCATTGACTTCAAATCACCATCCTTGGCCAAGCCATAAGCCAAAGTGTAGTTTCGCTGATTTTCGTCAGATAGCCACACCTGATGACCATTCCACTCATAGCCCTCCAATATCGCTTTCTGAGCGTTTGAATTGATCTGAGTGATAATAGTATCTTTCACCTCTTCCAAAGTTGGCTGATGATCAAATGTCTTGCGCCAGTTCCAGCCAACTTCATTGTCATCATCCTTGCCGAATCCATAGAACAAATCCCAACGGTTTCGGCCAACCTTCATCAATCCGTCTTGACGAATTGGAGAACCATAAATCTTTTCCATCTTCTGTTGTTGTTTAAAAGTAAATAAACTGCCGTTCAAACCTTGTTTAAGTAAAGCGGTATTTTACCTTGTTTCCATCGAAGACCTCACTCTCAATCACTGTTGTGAATGGGAAACACTCCTCAATGTCACTTGCTTTGTCCAAGATTTGTTTCATTTCCTCAGATGCCGTGAAGAACTTTGCCCATTCTCCAGTCTTGGCATCCTTGAAGCTTACGATGTAACGACCTTCACCTTGTGAGGTCTTCACATCCTTCTCATAGTCGTGGATTTCGATTTCCTTGTTGACAATGGCACTCAGTCTGACAGCCTTGCCAGGGAATCGTTTCTTTCCATCCTCTGGGGTATATGTGATACCCAGTTCACTGAATTTCTTCATACGTTTATTTGTTAATTTGAAAAATAAATGCTTGCAGTCAGCATGGCAAGCCATGCCTTTGAACGAACCGATGATTTCTTGTCTTCGCTTGCGACTTCTCACCTTGGCAAGATGCCTGGCTGCTTTTTGTTTTGTTCGTTTTCTTATCAAGGAATAGTCTTCATAATGGACATATCCCAAATAGTCAAGTCCAACGCTTACAGGCCTAACAGCTTCACTTGGCTTGATGTGAAGTCCAAGCTTAGAGAGTTCTTCATGCAATATGTCACGCCACTTCCAAAGTTCTCTCTTATCAGTGGACATCATCACTATGTCATCACAATATCTGTAATAATAGCGAACGCCCACAATCTCCTTCATATAGTGGTCTATTGGTGACAGGTGAAGGTTTGCAAAGCATTGTGAGCTTCTTAGGCCCTTTGAAAGGCCATTGGACAGCAGATGAACAAAGTTTGAAAAGATTTTTAATATGATAGGGTCGCTCACATATTCCTTCAAATCGGCATACATCAAATTTTGATTGATAGAGTCGTAGAAATGATATATGTCACATTGATAGTAATACAGGTGTTCCTCGCATTCATGGATGTCGTTTTCCACGATGTGGTGGAGATAGTGCATTCCCCTTCCCTTGATACTTGCAGCAGATGTCGCTATCACTGTGGGATAGACATATTTCTCAAAGACGCTCATAATTGCATGGCAGCCTATTCTGTCCACAACTGGAGGTGCTTGCACGTCCCTTTCCTTTGGCCCATCTTTCACATGGAGGTTCTTGAAACCTGTGATTTGAAAACTTCCATCCGTGATGTGATCATGGAGGTAGTCGATGATGGCATCCTTTTTCTTTTTTATTCTTTCCTTTTGTTCTGGCTTCAAGTCTCTCACCACATAGTCAAAGCTTTCACTTAGATTCTCATGGGTGACAATCTCTGGAACCAGGTTGTTCAATGTCTTAAAATCTGTCATAAGCCTTCAGGACTCCAATTTATGTTTCGGCTTTCCACAATATTGTGCTGTTGCCGTGGCTCAGGGTTCTCGCATGTACGATGGGCAAGCACGTTGCCGATTGCATGGGTGCGATGAAGCTGTCTAAAGACAGGTAGTTCTTAATTCGAGACGAGTGCCGATGTTCGTATTCGAGTTCGATGAAGCGTTGTTCGCATTCGCATAAGCGAGACCGCCATTCGCATTCGCATTGTTGTTGGCACGATACAGGACACGACCGTTGAACCCCTCTACCTCCCCTTTGGGGACTGCAAAGGTACATAAAATTTTTCAAAAATCGACCGCCATGGGCGGTAAATTGAGGTGGAGCACCTTTTTTAGAAGGTCTCCACCTTACGCTTTGACGCTTTTCCGCCATCACGCTGCTTTCAGCTCTATCGCTCCCTTGAAGGCGAGACGAGCGCCGATGTACGCATTCGAGTACGACGAAGCGTAGTGCGCATTCGCACAAGCGAGACCGCCAACCGCACTCGCATTGTAGTTGGCACGATACAGGACACGACCGATGCTATGGCTATACCAATAGATGTCCGTGTAGTTCTGATTCCACTTGCTGTTGTCGCTTGTGAGCTTTGTTGGAACAAGATCAGCATGTCTTCCAAATCTTACACGTCCGATGCAATAGCCGTTGGCATTGATGCCTTGCACGGCTCTCTCTGTTTGAGTGAATGGGTCATAGATATGCCAGACACAATCCAGGGAATCACCCGATGTTGCAACCATCTTGCTTTTCTTGAAACTTGTGAAGCTCTTGATGTTCACACCTACGTTGTCCATCCACTCACAGTTGCAAGCCAAGAAGTTCTCTATGCCGAGCACCTTGTTTCCCATGCCATTGTTCCAAGGACTGTTTGCCTTTCCGATGGAGTTCCAATAGCCTGTCTTATAGTTGTTAGTCCATCCATTGCTGCTTGATGAGCCAACACCACGACCATAGCCACACACTGCCTGTGCATCACGGTTTCCAATGAGTGCATAGAAGAGGTTTGCCACATCCTTGCTGGTCTCGTAGTCTATCATCTGATAACCCTTACCTCTCAGCCATGCCAAGTTTTGGAAGTCCTTGTAGGTATAGTGCAAGGTAAGATCGGCTATGTCTGTAGGGTCTATGTTCTGCACGTTTCCCTCGCTGTCATACGTCCATCCTGTGTATGTGTTGCTGTCGTTGTCACCTAACTTTGCAGCGACACCACTCACGCTTCTCAGGGTTCCGTTGAGCATGGCTGCCTCATAGATTCCGACAAGTTCTGGCTTGTGCTCCACCCAGTCAGGCTCGATAGCCTCCAACTCAGAACTGTCAACTGCAAGTGCTTCTCCATCCGCATTGACTACCTTCACGGCAAAGATGAAATACTTTGAGCCATCTGGAACCGATGTGAAGGTATAGTCGCCTTCCATGAAGTCTGTATCTGATGCCATGCCTGTCAAGTTGTATATGTCGATGACTGATCCATCTTCCTTGACGAACACACCACCGATACGGCTGCTTGTCAACCCAGGCCAACGTACCTGTCTCATGCCTTCCACATCCATCTTGTATGCGTTGTAGCTCGCATTGGTGCGAACGAACGTCGATGAGCTATCTATTTTAAGGTTTCCAGAATCATCGTAGATGTTTGTGTCAATGGAGTCTGTACAAACGGAACAACCAGCCATGAGCATGATTTCTGCCAGCTTTACTTTCTTTGTCACACTTGCACTTGACATCGGCTTTGTCTGTAGGCTCGAATAGAACAAGTACTTTCTGTCATGCTTGTAGTCGTTGATGCCCTTGTACCAGTATCGCCCGATATACATGAAGGCATCATACTCACCCTTGTCGTATGTGTTTTCAAGCGAACGACCGTCGGCAAGCTTCGAGTAGTCGCTTTCATCCAGAGGAATGCAATTCATCTTGGAACTTCCCTGGTCGTAGATGCCTATGACTGGTTTCATGTCGTTCCAAATTTGCAGGACATGTGCGGATGCCTTGTATTCGTTGCTGTAGTCGTAGCCTGTCTTGTTGTCAAGGTTGGTGATGTTCTGAGGATCGTTCACCGTGTCATCAAAGACAACTCCACTGTATTGGCTGTTATATACATTCAACTCTGGGAAGTAGGCTTGCAATGATTCAAGTGTCTCCTTGGAGATGAAATCCGTCATAATCCATCGGCCTGTCAATCCTGAGCATTTTCCGCTCTCACCATAAGATGTGCCATTTACGTCAAGCCCAACGGCTCCACTGTCCTTCAATGTTTGGAGAATGCCTGATACCCCAGATACGTTCACGTCCGTCAAACGGATGAACTTGATGTTCGAGCCACCGTTGATGCAGTCAAGTAGCAACTGGGTGCTGCTTATTTTTGGACAGTTTGTCACAAGCAAGCTTCTCACGCCATCGAATCCGTCAAAAGAGAGACCTCCTGGGTATTGAAGCCTTGGCAGGTTCTTGAATGAAAGGCTTGTCATCGTAGATGGCAGCTGTAGCGTCTCGATTGGCGAGGCCTCTGCGAGGTCTATTGATGAAAGAAGCGAGTTCTTGGCAAGGACTGTCTTCAATCGTGGGCAATAGGTTGCAGTGATTGACGTGATCCTTGTATTTCTCACGTCGATGGAGGTGAGGAACGGCTTGTTTCCAAGGTTCAGTTGGGTGATGGCTCCACTTCCTTCCACTGGTTGGTAATATTCGCCACCAAGAATCAACTCTTGCAACATTTCACAGTTGGAGATGTCCCAGCTCTCAGCCTTTGGAGTGCAACCAGACAGGTCAAGCAAGGCAAGGTTCTTCGCTCCAAACACGTAGAGCATGGTTCCTGCACCTGTTGCCGTCATTCCACTTCTGAGCGTATAGCTCTCACCAGCCTTCAAATAGCAACTGTCCACGCAAGCGTCGGCACGATCCACGCCTATTCCAAAGAATCCATCCTGGGCGGCCTTGATGTTGATGGCGATGTCGTTTCCGACGGCACGCATCTTGAATGGGTTCTGGTAGAGCTCGCCCACCTGGTAATATCCATCACGATAAGCGAAGCGTTTCCTGAATGTCTCGGGGAGATCGTCAAGACGTAGCCCATGAACCGCATAGTAATAGTTGGCTCCAGCGGTGGAGTTCTCAATGTACTTTCGTTCGCCATCGAATGAGGAGATGACCTTTGCCCATTTGCTGAGTCGGTCTGTCAACCACAATTTGGTGCAACCTTGCGCTGAGAATATCTTCATGCCGTCTGCCTCTGCGTTTCGCATGTCCTGTGCGATGTCATGCAAGGTGACTGCGCTTTCCCCATTTCCATCAAGCCAAAAAACTGCCGCCTTGTATGACTGCTGGAACATTACGCTGTTCCAGCCCTGGTAATAATGCTTAGGGTCATTTACGGCATCCAAGTCCCAAGGAACAGTGAGACCACAGTCGTTGTCATAGTTCCAGACACAATCGCCATCATACCAGTGGTTGAAGTAGGCTCTCTTGTTTCCATCCGTGTCCTTGTAGAAAGACAGCATCATGTTCTTGCTTCGCTGATCGACAGCAAGGATATAATCGCTTGCGCATACATAACACAAGGTGCTGCGGACGTTGGCAAACTTGTGAAGCTCGTGCGACCACTTGGCAAGACGGTTCTCCTTTGTTCCGCTCACCGTTGCCCCATCAAGGGTGATGTCGCCATCTGCCTCTGTGAGGTCGTTGCTACATTGCTGTGTAAACAAGAGGAAATTATAAAGGTCGTATGGAACCTTCTTCCCAGACTCATAGAGGGCATTCAAGTCATCATCGTCAGGGTATCGGCATTCATAGTAGGAAAGCCAGACTGGCTTGCCTGTCGCCTCGTCAATCCTCATCATGTCATCCACGCTGTCCACGCCCTTTAACCAACAGAGATAATCATATTTCAGATACTCATAGCACGTCGTTGGATTGAGAACCTTTCCAGTGACAGTCCACTTTCTCGTAGCCTTGTCATAGGTCATGGAGCCAGTGGTGTCCATCCAGTTTCCACCGCTATACTTGGCGTACTTGTCATCAGAGGTGTGATAGACTGCCGTCCAGTCATATTCGGTCACTTTGTCCGCCTTGACCTCTGCAAGGCTCTTCGATGTTTCCGTTGGGTCTGCCACGGCCGTGGTCTCTATCATGGAGCCTGTTCCATCGTTCTCGATGAATATGTTGGAAGGACCGCAATACTCGGAAAGCATGTAGATGTTTCCAGCCACGAGCGAGGAAGTGTCCTTCATCACCTCATCCTTGAAGTCCGTGAGCTTTTGGCCCTTTGCTGCCACAAGTTCCTTGAAGTCGCCATAGTTCAGGCAGTCTGCCGTATAGCCGTCAACCTTCTCGAAACCAAAGAAAGAAGGATTATTCTTGTCCACGTTGAAATTGGCCTTCGCATGGAAGTAGGCGTATGACTCATTGGTGGCATCCACGGAGTTGATGTCCGTCCTGAAAAGTGCGCAAGGAACTGAGTCGATGGATGTATTTAGTGTCTCACTTCCTTTGTATGCGTTCTGGGCTGGTGTCATATAACCTTCACCAAGGGCACGTTGGAGCTTGTTCATCAGTTCCATCGTAGCTCCATTGTTTGCGCCACCAGAGTCGGAGTAGTCCACCTTGATTGTCGCCACGTTGAACCACATGCCGTCTTCCTTCACACGAATCTTGCCCTTGGCTGCCATCTTCTCGCATAGCTTGAATTTCTCCAAGTCTTCACCTGTGAAGTCTTCCTCTGTATGGAGCAAGATGACCTTGCAGCCCTTGAACTTGCCCTTCTTGTTCTTGACAGGACGGAGTGAAGAGGTCGTGCCTTGGTTTACGGTTGGAACCATCAGCACCTTGAAGTCTTGCCATGGACGGTCTGGGAACCTGACTATCCAGTCGAAGTAAGCCTTGGTTTTCTTGTCGCCATCAAGTTTGTCCAGATAGCCAGGATAGTTCTGCTCGATGTTGTCCGTGTCGGCATTTTTAAGGAGTGTGACACAACAAAGCCCTGCATTCATGCAGGCTTGCATGGTTGGGCGGTCCTTGGTCGTTCCCTCAGCTGTCTGCGATGCCATCACCAGGTTCTTCTCATACTCACTGAGCATTTCCTTGGTGTCCTTCAAGCCCACAAGGTAGTTGTTGAGTGCCTGGCGGAAATTGAAGTATGTAGCCCATGCCGTAATCTTATACAGGTAGATGTCTGCACTGGTACCGTCGAAGTCGATGGTGTGTTCGTTTGTGGTGAACTTCCCTGCGTCATAGTAACAAGCACCAGCTTCGTCACCATTTCGGAATATCTTGATGCTTCCTATACCAGAGTATGGGGCGATGGCAGAAGGCTCTATCACGATGTCGAAGCGTGTCACTGTGTCCTGGGCGTAATACACCACGGCTGTCTGTTGCGCTCCAAGGTCATCTGGGTTGGTTGCCGTTGCGCCATCACAGGTGAAGACCAGTTTCTCACCAGTGAGATAGAAGCCCACCTTGTTGTCGCCAAGGCAGTCTATCAATTTCACGTTTCTGTCTTCCACATTCTTGACCTTGACCGTGAAGCTGATGGCCATTCCATTCTGTTCGATGCTGTTGGACTCAAAAGGCTTGTAGTCACACACCGCCCTCATATTCTCTGCAATACGTAGGGACATGATGCCCTTGTCGTTGTCCGTTCCATAGGAGGAAGTACCAAAGGAATCCTTGACAAAGCCATTGGTGCTCCAGTTTGACCCTTCAACGTTGATGGAGGTCTCACCGTCCTTGATGGCCTTGTCTTCCTCGCTGTTCGAGCGTGAGTCCATGGTGATGTTGAATACTCGCTGTGTGCTCACTTCCTCCACATCGACCAGACTTCCGTCAATCACGAAGGATGCTGCCTGTGATACGGAATCCCCACATTCCACATATACGTCGATGGTCTTGGAGCCATCATGTACGCTTTCAAGCACCTGCTTGTTATACGTGTATGTCTGCGAGCGATACGCCACGCTGCTGTTCTGTACCGTTCCATCGTAAAGAATCACAGCCTTGGGGTTGTTGTCGTTGGCCACATATAGCGCATAGTCGATGGAGATTGACTCGTAGAGCTTGCGCTTGCCTTGGATTTCGTCCGTGTACCATCTTGTGGCTACAATGGGAGTGTTGTTTCCTTCCTCCACGACCATGACTGAGGTATGTAGGTAATTGCCAATGACACCGCTTCCCACATCCTCGCCATGGATTCTCAGTGGATAGGCTCCATGCGTCAGTGAAGTTCCCAGACAGTTGCGTGGGTCTATGTTGACGGAATGCGAATAAGTGTCCGTGATGATTGACGAGCCAAGTTCCTGCCATTGGTTGTTGATGTAGATTTCCGCAATGGCCTTGATGCCCTTGTCGCTGGCGTTGTTGGCAAACTTATACATCGGGATGCTCTTTGCGGATCCACCGACGGAAAGCGTGGTATTCTGCGTGAAGTTGAGGGTCTGGACGCTTGTGATGGTCACATCGACACCAGAGACATTGATGTTTCTCGAACCGTTGTTTCCTGCGTCATCGTATGCCACCAACTGGAAACGCTTGGTGGTTGCCGTCACGAAATAGGAGCTAACGTCTATGCCAAAGTCGTATGTGTCGCCCGATGCCGACGAAGCCTTGTTGACTGAAAGGGTTTCGAGGACTTGGTTTGTGTCCCTGTCCTTCAACACGATTTTCTCTATCATGTTGTAGATCTCGCCACCTCCTTGCGTTGTGATGCTTCGGATGGCTGCCTTGATGAGCACGGTGCTTCCTGCCTTGGCATAAAGTGGTGAGCTTTCAAACTGGATGCTCACAATGGTACCAGAGCCACCACCGCTGCCTGTGCCAACAGGGAACTGTTGTTCGTCACCGATGCCCTCACCCTCTGAATTGGCAAGTTGAAGCTTGACCACTCCCTGGGTCTCGGTGTCCACCTTGATCTGTGAAGGAACGTTCTTGTATGCGCCTCCAGTGGAGAAAGCGTCCTTGCCATCCTTTTCAGGCTCATCCTTTGCCTCCATTTTAGAGCCACCGCCAAAGTCACTCCAAAGACCCACTTCGCCAATATCCGTCACCTCACCCTGGAATTGCTTGGTGTCCATTTTGTTCTCACCAGTGGAGTATGAGATGATGAGACCCTTCTTCGCATAGATGACACCAGTCTTTTCCTGATATTTCAGGAGGGCTGAGACAGCGGTCTCCAAAGACCAGAATTTTCCCACGTCTGGACTGCCCACAAGCTTGTCGATGATGAGGTATGTCTCGGAACCTGCTGCGAGTGAGCCAAAGTCCTTCCAGTTGTCCGTGTTGAGCCAGTTTGCCTCGGTCACGGTCTTGCCCACGTATTGGTAAGTCTTCCAAATGCTCGCTGACATCTCGAAGGAAATGATCAGACCGCTCACAGCCTTGCCTTCCTTCCATGCCACATGAATGGCAGACATGCTCTCGTTCTGGCTGTCGGAAAGTTGGTAATAGCCAGTGATTGGAACCTCGTTGGTGGCATTGAATATGCTTGCAGGGGTTGCCTTTGGAGCTATTTGCACCATGTCGTTGCCTGTCCAGATGTAAGGAACCTTTCCCATGACATCCACATAGATGACAGATTCACGAATGGTCTGCTTCACCCATGCCGGCTTGACCTCTTCTCCCACCACGAGATCCTGGAGCCTTTCCAACTGCTTGTTTTCCGATGAATATCTGTATGAGTTTACGATGGAGGCAGATGGAGTGTCCCAGTAGGACACCATGACCACATCATAGACTTCTTCTGGAAGGTGGGAGCTTGGCACTTTCTTGTTTGAGTCAAGCGGGGCGATGCCGCCTGCCTCGCCAATCTTGTCCGTGATGGCTTTCACGGTTGCCGCATTTGCCACGGCAAGGCTCTCACGGATGTTGTCTGCCAAGGCTTTGCCACCACAAAGTGTCCATTCCGTCCATCCTTCATCCTTTGTGTGGGTTCTGGTATATTCGGAAAAGACAGTTCCGCTTGTTATCTGCTTTTCTGCATTGAGGGCGATGGAACCTCTTGCCACCTGTATGCAATATTCCTGGTCATAGCCAATGACAAACTGGCTCACCTGTATATTCACACCGTTGAGCTGCGCCCTCATCTCACCTACAAACTTGAAGTTATCGGAGGTGGCACATGCTGCATCAAGTTTGTTTTGAAGCTGGGCTTCCTTGGTGGTGTCGCCATCTGTGAGATTGCCAAGCGAGACGAATGGGTCGCTCAGTGCGCTGCTGTTGTCGCTGGTTCCCTGGAGTCGTTTCAAGAGTTCCGCATCACCATTTGTGCGGTTGGTCTGTTCCGTGTCGATATGGGCTTGCAAAGTTGTGTCCGCTTTGGCTCGATCAATGATTTCCTGGTCAACCTGTTGCTGTAGGGCATAGATGCTTCCAAGATTACCCATCAATAACCAAGGATCTGTGTCATTGCCCTTTTGGAAGGCATAGACATTTCCACTCTCTTGCTGGGTGGAATTATTTGCGTCGTATATGGCTACGAGCTGGCCAAAGCGAAGTGCCTTGCCATTGCTGCCTATAGGAGCCGTGCTGTCTGCCTTCATTGCTGCATAGCTCTTGTACACCTGATGGATGCCAAGACCATCCGCATTCTGCTCCATGTCTGCAAGATACGCCAGGGTATCTGCATGAAGACCGAATGTTTCTTCAGGACTAATGCTATCCACCTCTTTCACCTGACGAAGGCGGATGGCTTCCTGCTGTAGTTCATAAATCGTCTTCATGCTACTTAACCTTTAAATAGTCATTATATATTGAAGCAAGAACGACCTGCAAGGAATCCAAGGCAGGAACATCCTTCACAGCATAATAGGTTCCAGATGTTGGCTTGTGTCCAACAATCTCTGCCGTATAGCTTTTCACTACGGGACGAGTCACGCCATCTTCAAATTCCCTTTTTTCAAGGACTTCTTCGTGTAAGACATAATAACAATCAATGATATAGCAACATCCTGTGTCTGTATCTTCTCCCATTGTTGTTTGAGGAACATCATAAACTCCATTTTTGGTAATGAGCTTATGTGCTTGCACGGTTTCCGTGTTTGTGTCAGCATTGCCATTAAGATGTCTCGGTGTCGAATATATGGGAAGATTCCTTACATCCTTAATTTTGTCATCATCACAACCATAACCTTGTGTTTCTCCATCTGTTATTGGAAATAAAGACATAACCAAATCAACCATATTGTCCTGAAGCATCTTCAGATCTTCAAGAAAAACAGGCTGGCCGCCTTCACTAAAAATGAGTCTATTCATAATCGTACAAATTTATGCTGAAAGTTCTTCCAGCTGGTTTATAAATATTCAATAAGTTACGGATGGAATTGAGATGTTTCCATCCATATTTATCAGCATCTTTGCTTTCCAATGAGGTACATAAGAAAGTTGGAACCATAACAATGAAGTTTATAGGAGCCGATACTTCGTATTCATGTACCAGATATGCCTTCCCATTTTCAGATGCCAAATACATGGAGAACGGAGGCTGTGATTCCCTGCCGAAATGCAGATACTGATTCCTGTTGGCATCATCAGGGGTAGTTATGTAAATTTGTCCTTCCGTCAAGTAGAATATCTGATTCAATGCCTTTTCCAATTTTGCCACATTAGAAGTAATGTTCAATCTGTCATCCGTTTTCTCTCTGTGACTTGTGAAAAGTTCATAGATATAGCGCAAAGGCAAAATCAATACACACAGGAATGCAAGCAGGAACTTGCTTCTCAAAATAGGAGGTGTCAAAATAGCCACCAATTTCACCAAATCAATTTTATACCACATAAGTCAATGAATCTGAAAGAAAATAAGGAATATAGCTGCCACTCTCTCCGATGTAATTGTTGCCTGACACATTATGCCATTTCAAGCTACCTTCTATTTGATACGAGCATGTACCAAGTTCTACATCTTCAACACCATCGACAGCAAGGATGGCATTCACCAGTTTGGTCTTATTGAATGTGCCTCCATACTTAATATTCTTCAGATGCTCCTCAATAGCTGATTCTACAGGCTTGGTTCCATCTGAAAGTCTGTACCCTTCTTCGTCTATCACAAGAGGGTCAACACTGATATTGGCCTCGATGCTTAGATAATCACCTCTTTTGCTAGTGATTCCCAGAATAACCCCTGCCACCTTAACCCTGTTCATATACTGTTTGAACACCGTTAAAACATCGTTTGAAAGGGCTACAGGCATTCCGTTCTTGTCACCGCTCACGAGAATCTGAACACTTGTGCCACGGTCTCTCACGGCAGCATACTTCACAACCTGCTTGCTTTCGTCGATGATAGCGTACCCATACTGCTGGGTGGTCTCGTTCAATACGAGCTGGTCACCATATTGGAAAGCCTTTGCCATCTTGTAGTACCAGGGCACGGAGGCTACCACGGCCATGGAGATCTTTTCATCCACATCTTTTATATATAGCTCGAAGATGGATTCAAGCACATGGCAGCAAGCTGCTACGATGAAGAAGATAATGTTCTCCAAACTCACAGATGAGAAGCTGCCGTTCCATGTACTGCCTTCCTTCAGCCCATATTTCTCACGGATGGTGGCATCAGCCATGAAAGCATCCGTCATTGTCTTTTTGATTTCTGCTACAGTCCTTGCCATGTTACTCAAATTCTTGTGTAAATTCCTCGCCAAAGATTCTCAGGCGGACATTGCCGTTGTCCCTTGCGGTTGCAGGGCTTACGTCATTGTTCTTGCAATAGTTCTGCATGACTCTGTTCCATGTGCCGTCTGGAAGTTTCACCTCTGTTCCTGGCTCTGGGATGTCCGTGATGCCGATTCCATTCTTTTGGGCGATGGATATCATGGCTTCCCATGAGCCAAACTCCTGGATGGCGATGTCTGCCATCGTCTGTCCGTCCTTGACCTTTGCCTTCATAACTTAATCTTTTTTGCCTTTCTTCACAGCGTTATATACAGAGCCACAAATGCAAGTGAGAATAAAAAGCCAAAAGGCATAGTTCAAGATTTTGTCCATATAGCCAGACTGAGATTTGACAATCTCTTTTTGTTCGTCTTGCCTTTGGTCATGTCGCTCGTTTGCCTTTTGCTTGTTGGTCTCATGCTGCGTCTTGGCCGTTGACTCGTTTTTGCTTGCCTTTCGGTTACGTTCCGTGCTTCGGTACTTTTCCTTGCTCAGGACGTTTCCGTCCTTGTCAAGTGTCAGCACGGTTGAATCCTTGATGTTCACGGAATCAATCACGTTCAACTCATATCGGATGATGGTGGAGTCCTTGAAAACAATGGAATCCCGAATGTTCACGGAATCCTTCAAGACAAGCTTCTGCGAAGACTCCACTTTCTTGCTCGAACCACAGGCGGCAAACATGATCACTGCCAGGAGTAAATAAATGTAATGTTTCATTTTGTCTTGTTTTTAGATGTCTTTGTACTCATCCTTGGCATTGAAGCAAGGGCAAGCCTTGATCCACTCATTGGGTGTTATCTTGCCATCATGGTTCAAGTCAGGGCTAAAGTCACGATGTCCCTGGATAATCGCATTTGGATATGTCTTGCGCAATAGCTTCAAGAGGCTCACCAATGATTTCTTCTGTGCCTCTGTGCGGTTGTCCGTTGGCTTTCCGTTTGCGTCGATGCCACCGATATAGGCGATGTTGATAATCTTTGAGTTCCATCCTTTCACGCCATTGCTTACCTTCTCCACGGCCAACATCTGATGAATCTTACCATCTGGAAGAATCACGTAATGATAGCCAGGGTATTTCCACCCCTTGCGCTTAAACTCCAGTTCGAGTTGCTTGATGGTTGTGCTTTGGCTGCCAGCCGTGCAATGGATTGCGATAAATTCTATTCTTCTCATTTTCTTTTCAAAGCTTGGAGGGCGTTTTCCACATCCTCTGTTTTTACGTTCAGTTTACTTGCGATTTCTCCCACAAGAGCCTTCTTCAGGAGTTTGAGGAACGGCATGTCCGGGAAACAGATCAGCATACTTGCGGATGTGCTCCATAGCTCCACGAGGATGATGCAAATGCAGATGGCACTTGTGGTGAGTCCGTTGCTCGCCCCGACGAGCTTGTCAATGAGGATAAAAAGCACAATTACGGAACCATACACCGCCAACTTGCTGAATGAATCCCTGGCAAGCTCGCTCTTTGTGAATCGCTTTTGCTTCAAGCTGGATGCGATTCCCCAGGCTGCGTCCATCAGCACCGCTGCCACCGTGAAGCCCACCATCGTCTCGTAACCTGCCAAGAAATTGGCTATGACCAGGAATATGGCAAGGAGCCATCCCCACACAGTGGACAATACCACCGTCAATTTATTCAAGAAATGTTCTAAAACCATTTTTGTTCGTTTTTAATATTTTGCTTTTATTTGAATGCCAGTTTGGGTGATTGTCACCTTTTCGACGCTTTGCCCATCCATTTCCAGCTGTTCCTTGATTTTCGTTCTCCAATAGATTGGATCGTTGTCAAGCAACATGTCGCTGATGCCTACGCCAACGGATGGATTTTCTTTCAGCTCACCATTGTGAAGGGTAAGTAGCAGGGCTTGGTTCTGTCTGAGCACGTCACCCACCAGAAGAGAGCCATGCGACACCATTGGCTCCAGGATTGGAGAATCCTTGTTGTATTCAAGTTGTATTCCTTCCATGTCAATGCTTTATTTTCTCATCCTCATAGTCGCCCTTGTTGAACGACTTTGCGGAATCCGTTGGTTTGACCGTTGTGAAAGTTCCACCAGGGTGGCTCACGGTCACTTGGTGTGTATGGTTGTTGAAGGCTTCCACAAGCTCATTGATCTTTTGGGTCAGCTGCCCTATGTTGATGAGACCTCCAAGCTTGCCACCGTTGATGACGATCGTCTCAATGTGGTCAACCTGTAGAACGACAAGTTCCCTGAGGTCTCCCGACAAGCTGCCGATGGTCACGGCACTGCCCACCTTGGGTGTGACCAGCATCAAGCCATCGTCTTTTATCTCGGAGGCTTTGAGCCTTACCCCTGGGATGGTGATGCCTCCCACGGTCACCTCACAGAGGTTTCCGTCAACGGATTTCACTATACCTTGGTAGATGGCGATGCTCTTGCCTCCACCTGCCAATGCCCTCAAATGTTCCTGTAGTTGTCTGTACTCATCCATAATCAACTCAATCTAAATCCTAAACTGACCTTTCTTTTTCCACCAGCACTTGAAAACTCGGTGTCAACGGCTGTCACAAAGTAAGTGCCATCCTTGTAGGGATAATCGGCATCATGGAGCGTGACGCTATCAGATGGACGGCAAACCGGTATGAGCCATCCTGTGATGCTTCCCTCGTAGCCGTCGAAGCTTCGACGTTTCACCTCCAGCTCGCCACGAGCCTTCATGGAGGGTTCGTCATTGGTGGCACACTTGATTTCTATCTTGTCGCCTCCTGTTGCTCCAGTCTCCACTTCCTTGACGGTTCCGTCTGGCATCAGGGCTTTCACGATGACTTGCACTTTCTTGTCTTCCGCACGATGATAGGTGAGGTTGTCTTCCTCCACGTTCAGGGCGAAGTCATAGAAGCATTCCACGCCCATCTTTTCGCCTGGAGGGTGTATGTGCAAGGTCTCATCCTGTAGGTAGATGTCAGCCCCACATTCCTCCTGTACCTTTTTCAAGACATCGTAGCCAGTTGCGTTGTTGATGACAAACTTTCCGTATGTCCAGGAATAGGAGCACTCCACCTTGAATGAGAGACCACACCCAGAGACCACCTTGGCAAGGAGATCCTTCAAGGCTACCTTTTGAAGCACTTCGTTCTTCATGTCCTTTCGGAACAGAAAGATGTCATCCTCGCAATATAGCTTGACGTTCCCTCCATCGGTGGATATGCGTTGAAGCCATCCTTCGAACTCAGTTTCAAGTCCTGCCTCTTCGTAGCCAAGGGTGATTATCACCTTGTCGCCTCGCTTTAGCTTGTCTTCGACCTGGAGGGCATGGTTGTACTCTGATGCTGGAAGAGTAATGACAGCCGTGTCCGCAAGTAGTTCCACGCTACGATGGATTTCCACCTTGTCAATCATACAGAGCTTGTATGTGCCGATTCTGATGTCAAATGCCATGGTGTACATAATTCTATGCGTTTAAGTCGTCACGGCTCAACAGCAACTTGTAGATGTCATCACTGTAGGCCAGTATGGTGTAGTTTTGATTGATAGTGCCAGAAGTGAAGGGAATGTCCCAACTCTCGATGGCAAGTTGGCTGATGCCGAATATCTCAAGCAATGGATTCAGTGCCTTCACGTGACCAGCCTCACAGAAACTTCTGAGCTTTGCCACGTCCGCCTCAGGGTACTTGCCATCCATGCCCATCAAGATGCCCTCGATTCTCACGCTGTAGTCATCCTGCGTCCAACGTTCCTTGATGCTTCCCCTGATTTTGCCCTTTGAGACGTTTCGCCTCACAAGTATGTTCTGCCCATTGACGCTGATCATTGGCTCCATGGGGAAAAGCCACTCTTGCGCTCCAGACTCTTCAAGCTGGAATCGAAGGGGCAAGACCATCGGCACGCCTGTCGCATTCGTGCGAACCACGTCTTCAAGCTCTGCATCCGACATGGTTTCCACGTCAAAGCCCGAACTGTCTGGAATGGTCTTGGCCGCTGACATGTAGCCAAGGTTCACGCCATGGAAGTTGTTCTCTCGAAACAACCAATAAGGAGGAACCTTGGTGAGTCCCATGGCTCGCAAGGCCAAGTTTTGGAGTATGAATCTGTTTGTTGTGCTCATCGGTCTGTACTTGTTGCGATTGACAGGGCACGGTTCATGCACTGGAGCACGATACGCTCCAGGTCTGCCGTGTCGGTCTTGTCGTTCATTGTTACTTGTATGGTGTCGAAGAACTTGCCTATGCTGATGTGGATGTTCGAGCTTCGAGACCCACCAGTGGCAAGGGCTTCGGCCGTGGACTTACCGCCACCATGCCCACCACGTCCACCTTTTCCTCCCTTGCCTCCCTTGCCGTCACTTGATGGTGAGCCGAATGAGAAGGCTGGGCTTCCTTTGGTGGAAGGGCTTGAAATCTTGTGATCAGAAGGCTTCTTTCTGTCCTTGGCACTTTCCCTTACATAGTTCTTGTCGAAATCTTGCTTGATGCCCCCAGCGAGTTGTTGGGTAGCCTTGAAAGCCTTGGTCGTGCTGGTGATTCCTGTCAAGTCCTTGACACCATCCACTGCACTCGACCATGCACCGCTGAAATCTCCATTGAAGAGCTTCGCCAATGCCTGTCCCACCTTGCCGATTCCACTGAGGAACGTCTTGAAGCGGTCTATGAGGTAGTCCTTGATGATACCGCCAAGTCCCTTGATGACCGACCACATGGTCAGGAGAAAGGCACGGAAACCAGCGAATTTGTTCCAACAATAGACCACACCTGCGACAAGGGCTGCGATGGCAGTGATGACAAGACCTATAGGGTTTGCGTTCATGGCGATGTTCAACAGCCACTGTACGCCTTCCCACACCTTGGTCACGGCCGCCACCACCTTCATCACACCCACAAGCCCCCATAGGGCTATTGCCTGGGCATTGAAGGCGATGGCTCCAACACCAGCTACTACAGCCACATAGGCTATTTCCGTCTTCCACTTCATAAAGAAGCCGATGACACCGCCAACGATGGACAGAAGGAATTGAAGGGCGGACGCTATCGGTGGAACCAATGCGCCAACAATGTCCATCAGTCCAAGCACAACAGGCTTGATCGCATCGAACATGCCGATGGCTGCTTGCCTGATGTTTCCCATCATGGTGGAGAACTTTCCGCTGACAGTCTGGCTCAGTTTGTCGCTCATGCCGTTGAAAGCACCGCCCTCGCTTGTGGCATGGGCGATGGCTGCCGCCACAGCATCAAAGCCAATACGTCCCTTGCTCATCATGTCCTGAAGCTCTGCGTATGTCTTGCCTGTCATCTTCTGGAGTTCCTTCAATGGGTTGAAACCTGCGTTGATGAACTGCATCAGGTCTTGGCCTTGCATCTTTCCTGCCGATGCCACCTGTCCAAAGACAAGGGACAGACCGCCAAGCTTCTCCTTGTCGCCCATGGCGATGTCGCCAAGCTGCTTCAAGTACGGAACCACCTTCTGTGTGCTCACACCGAATCCAAGCATCATCTTGGCATTGTTCTCCAAGTCCAGAGGCTCGAATGGGGTCTTTGCCGCAAAGTTGTAGATGTCACCCAGCATCTTTGCCGCTGCCGTCTCGTTGCCAACAAGCGTCTTGAATGCCACGCTTGTTTGCTCGGCTTGCGCCCCGATGGATGAGATGGCTGCGATGCCTGCACTTGCAAGGGTATAGGGATTCATCAGAAAATCCATGCCAGGGAGTGACATCAGGGAGGTCTTCAAGCTGGAGAACGAGAAGGCTGCTTGGAGGCGACTCCTCACAAGGGTCGCCTTTCGGGTTATGTTGTCCAGTTGCTCGGACGTGCGTCTTGCCACACTCAGCACATTGCCTTCGTTGGCTTGCAACTTGATAAGAAATTGAAGTACACTTTTAGCCATCTGTCTTATTCTCTGCTTTTTTGATTTCCATCAAATACCTGATAGTCCACGCCCATTCCTCATCAGACAGCGTGTCAGGATCCAAAAACAGATTGTATCTCAGCAAGGTGTTCATATAAAGGATGTCCTTTGCCTCGACATCATCTATCTCTGCATCCTCTAAAGCTTTTTTATCTCAGCCTCCTTGATTGCCAGTACGTCTTCAAGTTGCGAGCAAACTGCGAAGAAAAGATCATCGTTGGTCTTGATTTCCTCGTCACCGTCAAGCCAGATCTGATTGAGCAAGGCCTCTTGTGCCTTGATAGGGTTCTTCACCACTGACACATAGCTGTATTCCTTACGGGTTGGCTTACGGACAATACAGCTTTTGCCCTGAGTCTCTATCTGGAAGATTTCTCCATGCAGCTTCTTCCACTCTTCTACTTTTTGCTTATCTATTTTCATTTTTCTATTATTTGAATGTTATTTGAATGGTGTTCAAACACTATCCTTTCTTCTTATCCACAAAGATGAAAGGAAGTTCCTTTTCTTGGAACTTGTCTCCCTGCTTCCACTCGGTGTTGTCCTCAGTGAACTCTGCACCCACAAGGATGTCTGTCACGATGACATCACCCTTCGTGGCATTGCCATAAGACACCACAAGGTCGAAAGAAGCGTCAAGGATGTCGCCACCGCAAGCCTGGCTCAGTGCCTCATACTCGCTTTGCAACAGTCCAATGGAGCCATCGTAGGACTTGTTCCCTCGCTGCACACCTTGCGGTTTGTTGCCCTTGGCATACAAGGCTTCCTTTTCCTGCTTCGATGAGTATTTCACGGAGCGGAATCCTGTGACAGGGCGACCTGCCATGACAACGTTGATGTCGGCCCACTCGTATTCCTTTGAATCAAACATATTCTTTAGCTGTTACTTGTTTCTACTAAGAATCCCAGATTCACGTCCACGTATCGGGCATATCCGTATGGACGCACTTTCAGAGTCACAAGCACCTTCGAGGTACTGAGTACATTTTGCTTTTCGTCGATGTAGCACTGGCATCCCTCACCATCGGAATTTGCGCAAAGCTCACCATTGGCGGTCATCTTTTTGTTGATGCCGTTTTCCACGGTCTGCTGCCAGCTTTTCACGATTCCAACTTGCAGCGTGCCGTCATCATTGACTTCCAGCTCGTCAAGGAGCATGTCAAGCATGATGTCGTATGCCAGGCGATATGCCTTGTCTATCACCCGACGGTGGGCGATGTGCGCATAGTCACCTGTAGGATCACAGGCCAGGTTGTCATCAGCAAAGAAGTAGCCTGAGCGTCCCACATACTTGCGTGGCACGAGGTAGCCCTTTTCACAGATTGCCTTGATGGTACTCTCGGACTCATCAATTTTCTTGGAAGCCACATACATCTCCAATGGGGCAAGCGAGCCATCCTTCACACGGCCAATGTTGCGCTGCACTGGACTCTTGGCAATGCGCCCAAGCCACGTGCCGATGGTCGCTCCCTTGGAGGATGCCACGGTGTCACCGATGGCAATGCCCACACGGTCATACTTTTCCTTGGTCATGTCCTTCAATTCCTTCGATGGGTCAAAGTTGCGACCTTCGAGGATGAAGAACAAAGGGGCGTAAAGCTCGGTGGTCGCCCATTCTGCCAGCTGCTGTGCCTTTGGCATGGCAGTGAACACATCGGGGTCGATGCCGTTGATGCTTGTGCCAGACGCTCCCGTGTTGACATTGGCGATGCCGATGCCCCTCAAATTGCCGTTTTGCTTGGTGATCAAGTCTCTCGCATACCCTGCGTCCGTCTTTGTGTAATCACACATGTTGGTCAAGGTGGTGCTTGGATTGACTGGGTAGAGGACCAGCTTTGTGCCTGTTCCTGCCTCATCGTAGAACTCGGACACCTGCTTGTAGAGGGCTGCGTTGTTGGTCGCTGTCACTCCAAGCTCGGCAAGGTCATCCATGCTTGTGATGGAATAGGCTGTGTTAAGCACAAAGGTTCCTGCTACGGCTGCCGCACCGCAAATGAGGGCCAGGAGTCCGTCGGCACTCTCACCGACGGTTCCCAACTGGCCATTGAGGAACTGAATTTTTACTCTTGGTAATATCATAGAGTCTAATTTTACGATTTAACCTTTTAGGCTGCGTTGCTCTCAATGATGGCTGCGATACCCTTGCCGTCGTAACGACGTGGCGAACCACCAGTACGCACGAGGAATGAGTAGATGTCGCCGTAATAGGTTGGGTTGCCCATGTCATCGAACATCTTCACGTCACCCAGGGCACGGCTCACACAGTCCTGCTGCCATGCGAGACCTGCCGCAAGCTCGGTGGCTGCATCATCCGCTTCCCATTTCAAGAGGGATGCACCGTTTGCCGTTGTGCGAAGCACCTGGGAGCGTTGCATGATCTCAAAGCCATACAACTTGCCAAGCACGCCTCTTGAAGCATCGGCACATGCGAGGAAGGCTGAGAGTTCCTTGTCTGTCAGGTCGTCAAGCAAGTCCATGTACATGGAAGCGTCAAGCAACATGAAACGGCCGTCTGCTGGTACGTCGTCCATGTTGAACCTTACGGCAACTTTCATCACTACAGCCTTGGTGATTTTCTTGCGGTTGCCAGTGGCTGTCTCTGAGGTGTGTGCCTCACGAGCCTCGCCTGCTGTGAAGAACTTCGTCTTCAAGCTACCAGCCCACTTATAGAGCAAGTTCTGCGCTGCCGCCTTCTGCAACTGCTTGCGGTCGTTGGCAATCACGCTGTTGCGCTTGTTGTAGGAGAGTTCCACCGTGTCCACGTTGGAGATGTGGATAGGGTCTGTTGTCAGCTCGTCAATGTTGTAGGTGAGTTCGTTGTCCTCACGCTCCTTGATCTTCGCTGGCTTCTCGCTGCGGTTGATGGCCACGCTCGAAGGCTTGCCAGCGTTAGGGATATGAACGGTCTTGTTGTTCACGAATGCGGAATCGTCAATACTCTTCGCCATGAAGGAATTGTCGGGATAGAAATTCTCGACGATGGTATTGATCCAAATTTCTCTGTTTAATGCCATTTCTTATAAAATTAAAAGTTATTACTCGCTGTAGTCCACACCGAACTTCTGCTTGTAGAGGTTCTTGAAAAGTGCTAAGTCTTGGTTCTTCAACTGGGCGAGGTTGTTTGCCTTGTCAATCTCGTCCCATGTCTTGTTGGCGAACGAGCCGCCTGATGGTGTGTCTGGGTTGATGAAATCCGTTGCACGGTTGCTTGCACGTCCCTTCATGCCACCGATGAGTTTGATGGTGTTCTCACGGTCGCTCTTCAGGAGGTTCTTGAAGGTCTCCACCTGCTCGTTTCCAATCTTGCCAGCCTTGACAGCCTCGTTGATGAGAGCGTCATCCTGCTCCTTGCGAGCCTTTTCAAGCTCATCCCTGTAGGTCTTCACCGTCTTTTCGAGAATGCCCACCTTGGTCGCCTTGTTTTCCAACTCTCTGATGTGTGCCAGTACGGCACTCGAATCCGTCTTGTCCTCGAAGCTCGGAATCGTCTTGATGTCATCTATTAATGCCATTTCTTCATTGTTTTGTGGTTTGAAGTCAAACCGATTATTAAAATAGTTGTAAATGCCTTCTGTCGTTGTCGGTGGGTTGGCTACCTCATCCATTGTGTAGATTCCATCCACGAGCTTCATGTCAAGTGCCTCGTTAGCAGTTATCCAGTGATCCTGCCCATCGAAGTATTTCTTTGCCACGTTGTCTGCCTCCATGCCGAGGCGACCAGCTATCATGGTGGCGAGGTTTGACTGTAGCACTTCCATCTGGTCTGCCATTTGCCGAAGCTCCTTGGCGTTGCCGTATGTGCCACCGCTCACGTTGTGGAGCATCAGCTTGGCGTATGGACTCATGTAGAGAGGCTTGCCGCAAAGGGCGATGATTCCTGCGATGCTCGCTGCCACACCGTCTATATATATGGTGATGTCTTCCTTGGATTGTCGGAGGGCGTTGTAGATGGCCATGCCGCTGAAAACATCTCCACCCTGGCTGTTTATGCGCACTTCGATCTTGCAGCCCTGGTCACTCAATGCGAAAAGCTCGCTCACCACACGGTTGCTATCTACGGAACGCCCTTCACCGACTTCTCCATAAAGCATGATGATAGCCTTGCCATCACCTTTTATTATATTGCGAAATTTCTGTTTCATGCGTTGAATTTTTTTGCAAATATCGGGATTTTTTTCGAGTTGTCCAAATCGTGGTTTTACGGTGGTGTTCGTGGACGCTACCATAAAATCACGATTTCGTTTTTTGCGGATTTTTTTAGAACTTTGCAGAATCAAAACTATATAAATATGGTAAAAAGTAACATTGACAAGAAGAGCATTGCAAAGGATTTGTTTATCAAAAGCCGATGCACACAGGAGGAAATCGCCGAGAAGGTGGGAACTACCAGGCAGACGGTCTCCCGATGGATCAGGGAGGGCAGATGGGAAGAGCTACGTGTCTCCATCACTATCTCCACGGAGCAGATCATAGCGGGGATGATACGTCAGATCAGTGACATACAGGATGGGGCGAACGCACGTCCCGAGGGTCAGCGTGCCTTGACGGCCAAGGAGGCCGACACCACGGTCAAGCTGTCCTCTGCCATCAAGAAGTTGCAGAACGAGGCAGGAATCACCGACATCGTGAATGTGGGCATCAAGTTCACCAACTGGCTTCGAGCCATCGACATGGAGAAAGCCAAGGAGTACAATGAGCTTTGGGATTTATTCATTAAGGATCAGCTGAAATGACACAAGAGGAAAGAAACGCCTTGCAAAGGTGGGCGGAACACCACAAGGCTTTGGCTGCCGATGTGCCTGTGGAAGACTGGCTCTCACAGAGCGACATCGACAAGAAGAGAAAGAAGCTGGAGGAAGACCCCATCAAATGGATCAAGTACTTCTTCCCCAAGTATGCCAAGTATGAGTTTGCGCCCTTCCATGTGCGTGCCATCAAGCGTGTCATCGAGCACGATGAATGGTACGAGGTGCTTTCGTGGAGCCGTGAGCTTGCCAAATCGACCGTGGCGATGTTCATCTGCATGTACCTTGCGCTGACCAAGCGCAAGAGGTTCTTTGTGTTGGCATCCGCCACCATCGACTCTGCCAAGCGTCTGCTTGCGCCTTACAAGATCAACTTCGAGTCGAACCCACGAATCCGTCAGTTCTATGGCTCACAGACAACCCTCGGACAATGGACGGACGGGGAGTTCACCGCCAAGTGTGGGGCAAAGTTCGTGGCGTTGGGTGCTGGTTCTGCCCCTCGTGGTGCCCGAAACGAGGAAGTTCGCCCCGATGTCATCTACATGGATGACTACGACACGGATGAGGATTGCAGAAACCCAGAGACACTAAAAAAGAAATGGGACTGGTTCGAGGCCTCGCTTTATCCTACACGTTCCATCTCTGAGCCTACCTTGATTCTGTGGTGTGGAAACATCATAGCCAAGGACTGTTGCATCAAGAAGGCTGGAGCCAAGGCAAGACACTGGGACATCGTGAACATACGTGACAAGGATGGACACTCAACCTGGCCAGCCAAGAACACAGAGGAACAAATCGACACCGTTCTGTCCAACATCTCAACCAAGAGCGCACAAGCTGAGTACTTCAACAATCCTGTGAGCGAGGGAACCATATTCAAGTACCTGCCATTCGGCAAGGTTCCACCGCTCAAAAAGTTTAAGTTTCTCATAGCCTATGGCGACCCTGCCTATTCCGACTCGAAGAAAAAGGCAAGTTCCACCAAGGCCTTGTGGCTCATCGGCAAGCACAAGGGTGTGTATTACATCATCAAGGGATTCCTTGCCAGGGAACTCAACGCCACCTTCATAGGCTGGTATTTCGACATCATGGAGTATGTGGGAGGGAAGACCAACGTGTACTACTACATGGAGAACAACAAGCTACAAGACCCTTTCTTCAACCAGGTGTTCAAGCCCCTGCTGCGTGAGGAATGCAACCATCGGAACAAACAGCTGTACATCAAGGGCGATGAGCGCAAGAAGACGGACAAGGCGACCCGAATAGAGGCGAACCTGGAGCCGATTGACAGAAACTGCGGGTGGATATTCAACGAGGAGGAGCGTGACAACCCACACATGCAGGAACTCATCAACCAGTTCAAGCTCTTCGAGATGCACCTTCCATACAATGCCGACGGCCCCGACTGCATAGAGGGTGGAATCACCATCCTTGAAAACAAGGTGGTGGAAATGGAGCCGACCGTCACCATATCATACGAGGAATTAAACGAGGACAATCCATATAGAATGTAACCATGGCAAATTTCATCAACACTTCGGACTACGATGCAACCATACATCGTGAGATCCTGGACTCGCTTCTTCGCACGGAGTCCACGACATACGACCCACAAATCATTGAGATTTGCGAGGACAGGGCCGTCTCTGAAATGAGAGGCTACCTTAACAAGACATACGACTGTGACAAGATCTTCTCTGCTGAGGGAGAGGCAAGGAATCCGCTCATCCTGATGTTTGCCATCGACATCACCGTCTATCACATCTTCTGCCAGCACAACCCCTACAAGATGGTCAAGATACGGCAAGACCGCTATGACCGTGCCATTGAGTGGTTGAAGGGAGTGATGAAGGGAGACATCACCATCGACGGTGCTCCCAAGTTGCCCGATGAGCAAGTTGCAGACAATTCCAGATGGCAAATCTTGGCAGATGAGATAAGACCGACACTTTTATAAACAAGAATTGATATGAAGAAATTTAAGAAGAGACTGGGATACAAGCCAAATGGTGGTAGTTCCAACAAGATAGTTCAGGGTGGTTTCAGAAAAGTAGAGGGAAACCGCCCTCCAGACGTGTTCCTACAGATGCCTGAGCTTTTCATGTTCAACATGAAGGACTACATGGAATCCGTAAGGAGTGCCAAGAGCGTGGATTTTTCGTACCGTGTCAAGTTGTTCGACATGTATGAGTCAGCCCAGCTTGACCTCCACCTCTCTGGTGTGCTCGACAAGCGACTTCGAGGTGTCACACAGATTCCCATTGAGTTCCAGCGAGACGGCAAGCCCGATGAGGATATTTGCCGCCAGCTTCGCTCACCGTGGTTCAAACAGTTGCGAAGGGATCTTGTCATGTCGAAGTTCTATGGCTTCACCCTCGTTCAGTTCTACTTGGATGATGATGGTAACATTCGCTATGACCTCATAGACCGAAAGCACTATGATCCTGTCTTCCACAAGCTCTTGAAGCACCAGGGCGACCAGGACGGCATCGACATTGAAGAGTTCGACAATATCCTTTTTGTCGGCACTGAGCGTGGATTGGGCATCTTTGCGGAACTTCTTCCTGCCGTGCTCTACAAGCGTGGCGACATGAGCGACTGGGCGAAGTTCTGCAACATCTTTGGTATGCCCATCCGTGAATACACCTATGATGCAGGTGACGAGGATGCTCGCAAGAAAATCATTGCCGATGCCAGAAACCAAGGTAGCAATGCCGTGTACATCCACCCGAATGAGAGTGAGATGAAGCTGATAGAGGCAGGAAACAAGACTGGCTCTTCCGACCTCTACCAGAACTTTGCGGAATATTGGGACAGCAAGATTTCCATCCGTGTGCTGGGCAATACCCTCACCACCGACACAAAGGACACTGGCACGCAAGCCCTTGGAACGGTTCACAAGGAGGAAGAGGATGACATGAACGCTGATGACCGTGATTTCCTGCTCGACATCCTCAACTATGACATGAAGGTCATCTTCGAGAACCTTGGTTTCAACGTGGAGGGTGGTGAGTTCGTCTATGCCCACAAGGACAAGACGGAGCCTCAGTCCATGCTCAACATCGTGAAGGGGATGAAGGAAATGGGGCTGCCGATGGATGATGATTGGCTCTATGAGACGTTTGGCATCGAGAAGCCAAAGGACTACGACCAACAGAAGCAAGCCATCGAAGTTCAGAAGCAAGCCTTGCGTGAAAGTCTCCAGGGAGGTGGTGGCGACAAGGACAAGGATGATGAGACAGACGATGAGGGAAAAGACCCTAAAAAGAAGCCTTTGAACACTGATAAAAAACCGTTCAAAGACCGCTTGAAGAGTTTTTTCGGAGTAGCCCCAGCTATCGGGGCGGACACCGACTTCTGATTGATACGCTTTATTATGGAGACCATCAATGCCAGTGCGGACACCACCATTTCGACAACGTGGATGGTGCAATCCGCTTCAATGCAGACATTCTCTCCCAGTTCCTGAAAACCATTTATCGGGGCTTCGATACCGAAAACGGAATAGAGGGAGCCATGTGGCGTGAGGTGCTGCGTGTCATCAACGAGGGAACCGTGGAAGGTCTTGCCAAGGCAAAGACCCCACCAACCCATGAGGAAGACTTCTACCGGGTACTCAGACACTCCAACGAGGTGTTTGCCGCCTTCAAGGTTCACACCATGGGCAAGGAGATGGCCGCAAAGCTCTATGATGCCGACGGCAAGCTGAAATCTTTCTCCAAATGGGTGGAAGACGTGCGCTCCATCAGTTCCCACCAGGTGGGTTCCTGGCTGAAGACTGAGTATGATACGGCCGTAATCCGTGCGCACGCTGCTGCCGACTGGAGAGAGTTCGAGAGAAACAAGGACATCCTTCCAAACCTCAGATGGATGCCTACCACCTCGAAGGAGCCGGAGAGAAACCACAGGGTCTATTGGAAGATGAAACTCACCCTCCCGGTAGATGATCCTTTCTGGAATGAGCATCACCCAGGTGACCGTTGGAACTGCAAGTGTTCGCTTGAAGCCACCGATGACCCCGTGGTCCGTCTTAAGGACATGGAGCCAACAAAGCCTCAGAGAGGTCTGGAGAACAATCCGGGCAAGGATGGGCACACATTCAGCGACAATCACCCGTACTTCCCAAAAGGATGTGGCTCATGCCCGTTCAACAAAGGCTTCAAAAACAAGATGGGAACTTTCTTCAGGAATGAAAAGAAACATTGCTATGAATGTGATAAAATAGACAATGCTATGAAGGCTGCCCACAAAGATTTGAAAAAGACTACCGATGTTTTGCCACCTGCTATTGAGACATACGAAGTTTCACATGAAGGTAAAGTCTTTACTTCTCCATATCATGGCGAAAATGAAGTAAAGGAGAACAAGAGGCTTGCTGGATTCATTGCAAACAAAATAGGTAAAAAAGTCTATTTGCTTCCACGACTTGATCCTGGCAATCCAAAACAAGCACATTTGCGTTCTTCGTTGCTTCCTAAAGGAGTGCCTGACAGAAAGAATCCTGATTTCTTCATTGGCGGAATGTTGTTTGATGGAAAGAGCATGATGGATGTGGTTAAGTCCACAGACAAGAAGAAGCACCACAATGACATTCTAAACAGAATGAAATCGGCAAAGAAACAGGCGGACAATATTGTATTGGAGATTCCAACATTTGTTTCAAGAAAAACAATAAGTTCCACAGTTAAGGGATTTTTGAGACAATCTTCAAAAGAAAGGGTTGTTATCGTGAAACATGGAAACAAATGCTATTTCTACAATAGCAAATATATGAAATGAAAAAACGGGGCAAAAGCCCCGCTCGGAGGTTAGAGTCGCATGTCTCAAAATGAGAGTACGGCTCCAACCACTGCAAAGATACAACATTTTTCTTAAACTCCAAACAAAAACAGAAAAAAGATTCATTATGGATGCAAAAAACATAGAAAAACTGGTTGAAAAGGCCAAAGATGACATAATGAGGGAGGTGAATGACCGCCTCCCTCGCAAAGTGGGAGTGATTGCAGTCAACCATTTCAAGCAGAATTTCCGTGATGGTGGCTGGCTTGATGATGGTCTGCATCCATGGAAAAGAACCCTCAGACAGAAGCAGGGTGGTCCTGATGCCAAGTATGGTCCGCTTACTTCCAGAAGAAACCATCTGATGAGTTCCATCCAGAGCAAGCCCGGTGTCGGTGAAGTCACAATAGAAAATCCAGTCCCATACGCCTCCATCCACAATGATGGTGGAGACATCACCACGCACCCAACCGTATCACCCAAGATGAGACGCTATGCCTGGCACATGGCTTACTCGCTTGCTGGCATCAACGGGAAAGGATCGCTCCCCAAGGAACTCCCGGAAGAGGCACGCTTGTGGAAGTGCCTTGCCCTCACACGGAAAACGAAAATCACGGTGAAGGCGCACATTCCACAACGTCAGTTCATGGGCGACTCCAAGGAGCTACAGGTGAAGGTAAACAAAACTATTAACGAATCATTGGAGAAAATAAAAGATGGAATTATTTCTTTATCAAATCATTGATCATGTCAAGGAGGGAATGCCTGGTCTTTCCCTCGTTGATGAAAACTACGGCCAGCTGGAGAACATCGACCAGAGCGAGACCGACATGTACCCCTTGACCTATCCGGCTGTGCTCATCGACCTTCAGGAAGCATCATGGAGCAACTTGGAGGGAAAAAGCCAGAAGGGAACCGTCAAGGTGAACGTCCAGCTGCTCATCGACTGCTACGATGACACCCACTATAACAGCGGAACGATGGATGCCATCAAGGAAAGGTCTGCCATGGTGGAGGAACTTCACCGACTCTTGCAGGGCTACCGTCCAAAGGAGGATGGGGCACTTGTGAGGGAAACATCCAAGTTCTACACCGCCAACCATGGCATCAAGGTTTATGAAATGGTCTATTCGGTGGTGGCGACCGACATCATCAAGGACACCCAAACAGTTGCCCCTCCTCGTAAGGTGACGGTTTCTGTGAAGAAGCTTTAGAACGTGGCTTCAGCTTGAAGCCAGTGAACAGAGGCTTTTCTATTCGCTTTTCATCCACGGTTACACCTGCCTGGATCATATCCCGTATAATCTGCATGATACGACTTTCCGAGAGAAAGAACTCTTCAGTGCTCAATCTCTTCAAAGCGTCATCGAAGCGAAGCCTCTTCACCTCAGTCCAGAAATAGTAACGCTCATAAATACGGATGTTCCTGGTATTGACCAGTTCTTTGTCTCTTCCCTTTGTCATGGCTGCAAAAATAACAAAAATATTCCAAATATGGGCATAAAAAAAGAGGCATTCTTTTCAGGATGCCTCATTTTCTGTTTAATAATTAAACACTTCTGCTACAAGCGGCAGAAAGATGGTTCAATCTTGCGCCAAACGCCATCTTCACCACGGATGCTGAAGTAATAGCTTACCACCGTCTCCTTGGCTACGTTGCTCTCACGGAACAGGTTCATGATGCTGGTGTATTCCTCATCGTTGAACTTGCCTTCCAGCTGATAGAGCTTGCTGATACTCGTATAGTTGAGCTTACCATTGCGGTTGCGCTCAAGCAGGTTCATGCAGAGCTGGTACATCGGATCATCCTTGCCCTTCTCGCTCTTCTCGATGTAGGCACCAAGAAAATCCATCAGTCTCTGGGCAGCCAGTTCGGCACGCTCGTCGAATCCCTTCACATCCTGGCTCTTCACCTCAAACTTGAAGTCACCCACCACGAGGGTGTAGCCACGCTGGTCCTTGTTGCGAAGCTTGCCATACTCGGCCATCACCTCCTTGAAGCCCTCGCCCTCCTTGTCGAGCCAGTCACGGAAATCCTTCACTCTCAATGAGAGTTCCACCACCTTGTCTTTCACGCTCTTGGCAAAGTTGTCACGGATGCCCTCATAGGCATTGCGCTTGTCAAGTTCACTCTGCTGCTTCTTGGCAGCCAACTTCTTCAGCAGTTCCTCCTGCTGCTCGGCACTGAGGCCGTTCAAAAATTCTTCTGTATTCATAATCTTATAAATAATAATAGTTATTCTTCTTTCTTTTTAAGAATCATTCTCAGTTTCTTGGATAGCTGCTGCAATTCCTCGATGTCAAGTTCTGCAAACACCTTACCCGCTATCTTCGGACTCTTGCAGTAGTCATTGATGGCTGGCCAGCTGGTGGTATCAACCCCAATCTTTTGCAAGAGCTTCAGGCAGGAACTGCGCTTCTTTCTGCGCTGCTCCACATAGATGTCTCTCTTTTCAGGGAAACGCTTCTCCAGGAGGTTGCAAAGGTCATCATACTCTTTTCGTGTGATTTCCTTCAAACTCTCTGTTCTGCCTCCGGTGGCTATGTAAACCATTTCTTTCTTGAAGAACTCATCGTCACCGATTTTCGGTACTCGCTTCAAGATGGAGTAGAACCGTGCGAAATTAGTCACTTGCTGTTCCATAAGCCCTAATCTTTACAGGTTGGCTTCCAGGTAATGTTGATGACTGCATCAAGTTCACCCTTGCCTTTACACTTCGGGCAGGTAACCTTGATACCTTGCCCCATGTCATCCGCTCCCCAGTACCAGCCGTTTCCCTGGCAGAACTCACAGCGATGACCCACACTCACCAATGTCTCACGAGTGTTGCCATTCATGTCTGGCTTCAACTCAATCATTCTTCTAACTCTACTCATTTTCAGTTTCCATTAAATTATTGTTTATATACTCGCTTTTCAACGCATCAACCGACATATCTGACAGCTTGCCGGCCAGATCATCATAAATCAGCTGCTGGTCCATATAGGTGAAGTCCTCAGTATTCTTCTTGATGAACTCCATGATTTTATTGATAACTTCCTCCATAATCACTTGGTTTGATAAGTTACTTCCTTGTATTGATACCACTTGATGATTCTGTTTGCCCATACCAGACTCTTGGTCTCGATGACGACACAGCCCGGATGCTTCTTCGAGCGATGCACGAGCATGTCACATCCATAGTTATGGTTCACCCAGTCATCCATCAATGTACTTGCCATGATGGCTTCCATCAGAATATAGATGGTGTCACCTTCTTTATATTCCTTTTCCATTCCTTTTCATTCCTTTTTATTCCTCACCCCAATATTTGTTGGCTCCTTCCTCCCAGATGGTATAGTTACCCTTCTCTCCGATGAAGCGACCTTTTGAGAAAGCCTTGAAACCCTCCACCCATATCTTCAGGGTGGCATCATACATCACGCTCTGAGCAGCACTGCCTCGTGGGGCGGTTCCGGCAGCATGACTGATAAAGATGATGAGTTTGTCCTTGTGAGCCTCCTTGAAACGGATATACTCCTTGTAGTTCATCTGTGTGTACTGGAAGGAATCTATCACCACGATGTTCACGCTCTTGCGCTTATCCAGTCGGTCACTCAGCTCCCTCATGTTCTCACCGTTCAGCAGGTAGAACGATTTGTTCACCTCGTTCATGCCATATCGCTTCAAGGTGTTCTGCATGGTCAGCGAGTCACCTTCCTCCAGGCTGTTGTATGCCACACGATCAAACTCACAGAGCTGCTTGCAGAGCTGCATCACAAAGCTTGTCTTTCCGTTTCCACTCTTGCCCCAGATGAACCAGACTCCTGTACGTTCCGGTTCACCGAAGGCATCCTTCCATTTTCCCTTGAAGGCAAATGTTTTCTTCTTCTGCTTCAACACTTCCTTCACCGTCAATGCTCTTGTCATTTTCTGATAGCTTTAATTCTCTTGATTCTATGAATGCTCTTCTTCACTCTTCGCAAGTCGTACTCACAGGAGTTCGATTCTGCAATCACCTCGTTGATGTCCTTCTCGTCGGTCAGTCCGTTGGCCACACAGATGGCATAAACATCGTGTGGCGTGGTATCATCCAGCTCGAAGTACTTCCTGCCAATGCGACTGTAGAACTCCTTGTAGCCACGTTTCTTGCATCTCAGACCACGGTCAATGCGTGTCTTGATGTAGTCAGTGGAGAGGAACACCACGCCACATTTGTCCTCAATCTTGTTGTAGAGGCTGATGAAGTACTGGAAGACACTCTCTATGAGTTTGTCCGCTTCATCAAACACCAGCAGTGGAGCATCCATCTTGATCAGCTCGTTCTGGATGGTAATCCAAAGCTCTCTCACCGTGAACCCGTCGGTTCTGATACCCATCTTGTGGGCTATCTCCCTTACGAAGTCACCCTTGTGCAGGTCTTCAGAACAGAGGATGTAATATACCTCACGGTTCTCTTCACCGAAGATTCTTGCCGTGGTGGTCTTGCCGCATCCGGCTTCACCCACAACCCAGGTCACGTTCTTGAAGGTCTGTGCATCCTTCAGGGCGATGGTAATCTCGTGAAAGGCGTGTGTCTCCACCACCTGCCAGTCCTTCTCGCTGCCGTTCACCAGTCCCACCTGGTCACTCACCTTGCGCCACATGTCCTCGCTGATGTTGTCCCACTTGCCGTTGAGGATGTTGCTCACGGTTCCGGCACTCGTGCCCTTCATACTTGCCACTGCCTTGTTCTGGCTTGCGAACTTGGCAACATACGATCTCAGTCTGTTCGCTATCTGTTGTTTGTCATTGTTTGTTAACTCCATGATTCAGTTCCTTTCTTTATTTTAAAATGTTTGTTATGTCTTTCCAAGGGTCTTCACATCGTCAAACTCCATAAACTTGCACTCCTGGCTCCAGTCCATGTTGCTTATCTTCTTGGTAACCTTGCCGATGCTCAACTCCTCCGGCTGACCTCTGTACTTGCGTACACGTCGGTCTATCTGTCTCTGCATTTCCTTGCTCATTCCCTTCAGGTCAGGAGTGCGCAAACCATGCTGCTCTGGTGCAACACCTTCGTCAAACTCCAGCTTCCTAGCCTCCACCTGTCTCTCAACACGGCTCTGTTCGGTTGCCTCACGCTGCTGCCTGATGAAGAGTGCCTCTTCCTTGGTCTGTTCCTGCTTGGCTCGATGGATAACGAGGTAAGGTTCCGCCACTCGCTCGAATCTCAGTTCTCCAGCCTTATCCTTCCAGTAGAGTCGGATGCTTGTAAAGTCGTATGGATCATATTTCACCACAAACTTCTGATAGGTGTGCTTCCTTCTCCATTCAATGTCCGGCACTCCCGGTTCACTCATCACCTCGTAGGTTCGTTTCTTGCCCTTGACGGTTATCTCGATTCCGCTGGATGTGAAGGTGCTCATGCGGTCGCATTGAATCCAGAACATTTCCACCATGTCATTCGGTGTCACCGCTGGTGTCTCCGGATTCACGCTCTTTTCATACATGTCGATTCTTCTCTCACCCGTGGCAGGATGTGCCATTTCGTTCCATTTCTTTCTGAACTCTACATACAGAGCTTTCAGTTCCTGGAGCGTTGGAAGGTTCGCCCTGTTTGCCTCGATGAACTCCAGGTTCGGATGGCTGATGTCCTTCTTGGTGGTAACGTTCTGTCCGGTGAAGTTCCATTCCTGGTGAAGTACCTGGCTCTGCAATCTGTAGAAGAGGTTCTCGATAGTCTTGCTGGCTCCATTGTATGGGGTCGTGGTACGATGAATGTGGCAGAGCTTCCTGAAGAACTCCTGGTTCTCCAGTTTCTTGTGACCACCCTGGTTATCATATACGATTTCGTAGGGCTTGTGTCCGCTCACCTGGATGGCCATCCGGTAACTCAGATATTGGGCTTCATAGTCCTCGCTGTCGCTGATGCAGAAACCAAGGAGGCATTCAGAGTAAGCGTCTATTACCTCATATACGCTGGTGGTTCTTACCTTGCCGTCCTCATCCTTGTAGTAGAGGTTCAGCTTCGTACCGTCACCATACCAGAGTGCATCTCTCATCTGAGGAAGTTCCGTCTTGTGTCTGCGGTCAAACAGCTGGTGTGATTTATGCTCACCGAATACGGCATCATACCACAATGGCTGAATGGCTGCACTGTTAAACCACGCCTTCATGCCGCTGATGCTTTTCAGAGGCTTCCATCCACGGCTCTCACACTCCTCATTGAATCGCTCGAAAATCTGCGAGTCGTTCAGCACAGGAACCCTGCTTCTTTTCAGAGCAATGAGCCTTCTGCCAGCTTCCTCGGTTATCTTCAAGGTGTTCTTGTTGCCAATCTTGCCGCTTATCAGCGATGGATAGCCATCCTTCTTGAAGGTACTCATCTTCACCTTGAGCCTGGCAAGGTTCTTGGGAAGGGTGTGACCGAAGTTCTCCCTCAGTTTCTCGCTTTGCTTGAAGACGATGCCCCAAAGGTCGTTTCTTCTTCCTCCACCCAGGGCGTGTGTCGTAGCTTGAAGCTCGTTCATTCGCTCCTGGAGCATTTTCAGCACACTGGCATTCTGAGTATATTCGTCTATCAGCTTCTGTGAAAGCCTTGTTTGAACACCGTTCAAATCATATTCAAACGCTTCATAAAACCTACGGGCTTCCTCATCCACCTGCATGTAGTCCTTCAGTTCCTGACGTTCCAGGATTTCATTCGGATCTCCATATTTCTCCTCAAATCTCATTCTGTACTTCTTGGGAAGGGAGGCGTACACATACAGAGCATAGTTACCTTCACCCTTGCCTTGGCGAGCACATTGAATATTGCCACGACAAACATTTTGTCTAAGAGTAACACTTTTGATGACAGGATAGTCACCACCAGTCAACTCATCGAAGGTAACACACAATATTTTATTGTAATACTCCATTCCTTATTGAATTTATTTATCTTTGGATAGTCAATCCTTATTCTTCAAGTCCATCACCAGGAACACCTCTTAAAGCGATGCTGCTGGCACAAAAGTTTATAGCCACGGCTATTACACTTAAAACGCTGCTGCTTTCAATGGAAAGCGCACAAGCTAAACAGAAGCTAACCACAAACCAGATGAGTCTAAGCTTCATTTGAGGAGCAAGGTTCAGGAACCATTTCCATTCCTTGCCGAATATCATGTTCAATGCCTCTTTCATAATTCCAGCCTTTTAATATTCTACTTATCACCAACTATTTCTCCACCAAAATCCTTAATGGCCATGTATCTTACCTTTCTTGCCAGATGGGAATCCTTTTTGTAGTTGAGCGATTTGCTAACCATTTCAGTTGTTATACCCATGAGGGAAGCAATCTTCTTGCCTACACCTCGTTCTACAATTATTCGTTTATTCATATCTTCTTTATGTTAAAATCTTAATATTTTATCCGTATCTCGCCAATAATTTGTATCTTTGGCGGCGTGTTCAATTAACAAACACGCTGCAAAGATACAAAATTCTGTATTAACCGCCAAATATTTTGGCATAAAAAATTCAATATTCTGTATTATGAGTACAAAAAATGATATTTCAAGCCGATTTATTGAGGCTTTTGAGCGACTATTAAATGAAAATAAGATAACTGACAGAAAGGATTTTGCTTTAAAAATAGGCATAAGTCCTTCTATGGTCACGGAAATTTCTAAAGGAAGAAGTGCTGTAGGAACTACAGCGATACAGAATCTTGTACTAACATTTGGCATTTCTGCAAATTGGCTGTTGACTGGTCAAGGCGATATGTTCCATAATGAATCTGCAACAATCAGTACAGATCCACAGAAAGGAATACCTTATTATGACGTGGATTTTCTTGGCGATTTTGCCATGCAAGAGAATGATCAAACAAGTATCCCAGCCTTTAATATTATCTCTAATATATGCCCAAGAGCAGAAATGTGGTGTAACATAACAGGTCACTCTATGGAACCTACAATATCGCAAGGAGATATTATAGCTTTACGTAAATGCGGCATAGAAGATATACAATATGGGGAAATGTATGCTGTTGTCTTGGATACTTTCAGAACGGTTAAAATCCTAAGGAAGGCTTCAGCACCCGGCAAGCTCAAATTTGTGCCAATAAATCAAACTGAGTTTGATGAACAGGAATTTGATATATCACGCATACGCCAAGTCTTTGAAGTTGTCGGCTGCATACGTCGTTTCTTCTGAAATGTAAGCCTATTATATATATAAATATGTGGAAGTCCTTTAAAAACAGGACTTTCACTTGTTTTTTGCCCCTTAAATATGGGGAAATATATTGTTTTTTGCACAATAAAAAGACCATAAAAAGCTATTTTTTTAACGCAATCACACCCGTTTCTTAACTATAAATAATATTTTTACATTATAATTTGTCACCCTAATTGTCACTCTAAATAAAACTTTTCGTTTTTCCTACATCCAATAGTGTCACACTAAATGTCACCCTAAGTGTCACCCTAAACAATGATTTATCCAAATATGAGCCATTATTTTTCTTATAAAACGAAAAAACGGCTTACAAACTATTCAAAAAATAGCCTGCAAGCCGTTTAAGTGCTTTTAAATAAGCGTTTTAGCCGTTTTATTCTTTACCTCCAGAACGTATCAAATGGCTCTGAATAATCATTGATTTACCATTGATTAAACAGCCTCCATCGCTCAATCCTGCATGCAACAGGCTGCTCTTAGTATAGCCTATCTGATCGGGCGTTAAAACGTCAAATATGGCCGATATAGAGCCAAAATAGTAGTTCTTCCTACCTGCAAGCAGGTGTACATGTATTACCTTCGTCATAGCTTTATAATTTTGTCGTATATTCTATTCTTTATTCGGTTGCAAAGATACTAAATAATAATTATATGGAAGAATAAAATAAAAGAAATCTTCTAAATATTTATTATTTGGAAGTTAACCACCATAAAAAGCAATCTCTATTTTTCTCCGTTTTTCTCTGATATTCTCTGTTTTTCTCCGTTTGTCTCTCCCCATCGAACAGTTGTCAAACCAGAGAAGAAGCCCTCCATGAAGCCAATAGAAGGCGATAGGAGCCTTCAGGAGCCGTTTGCACGATAATGGGTGATAAAGTACCCATCCAACCCCTTAAAAAGCCCTCTTATCGCCTCCTATGTTACATTATCCCTTTGAACACCCTTCAAATGCTCATTGAATGTTACATGAATGTTAGGTGAATGTCACATTTCGTTTTTTATCCTGTCCTCCCTCTATTTCTATCTAACTCTATCTATATTAGGTCGTTACTCTGATTTAGGGGTCAGTGCTAATTTACACATTTCGTTTTATCCCCCTTATTTGTACCTTTGCACCATCGTTCTTAGGGACGTGATTTTTGTGGGAACAAATGTAAAGTGCCTCACTTCTTGATAAATTGCCAAAATTAAAAAGAATGTAAACACGAGGCACGGAGCAGCTCATAATATGTGGGCTGCCATCCGTGTATGTGTTTATGGGCGTTTGGCGATACCTTCAAGAAGCGTATATGGGGGCAGCCCACTTCTTTTGTATCAAATCGATAGAATGTCAAACTAACGAATACATAAGTAACTTAAAAGTTTCAAAAATATAAAAAGGTATAGAATTCATTTTATTATATTTGTAAACGATATATGTAGTCAATTAGTATTCACTTACTCTCTCAAGGTGATTAAGACTATCAACGGAATTCAAAAACAAAAAATAAGAGTATGAGCGGAAAAGAATTAAGAGAACTATTATCATCAAAGGGTATCCTGCAAAAAGACATTGCAAGACAACTCAACATGACTCCTGGTGGCTTTAGTCAACAGTTAAGGGCTAAAGACATCAAGACAGGATTACTGGAATCCATATGTAAAGTACTCAATGTCAAAATGGATTTTTTCTATGGAGGCACCGAATATCTTGAAGGATATGAGCTCATCAAGCAATCTGATTTAAAAGAATTCCGATCCACGCTTGGCAAAATACATACGTGCTGTAACGAGATTTCAGAAAAGTTGTCCTAGTTCTCTAACATTACGCAATCAGTAATACTAGAGAACCAAGATTTTGAATTCATACACTACCCTTTGATGACGGCAATGGGTGACAAATGGGTTTTGATTTTGACTAAGTCTGATTCTTGTGCCATGACGGATTCTATATCTTTGTAGGCAGCAGAGGCCTCTTCCAAATCTTCCTGACTACGAATGGCATGAACGATGCCTTTCTCATCTAGCTTATGGATTTCCTCCGCTAAATTGAGTGTCTTTACAGCTTCAGTTCGGCTCATGATACGGCCAGCTCCATGGGAGCAGCTCATGAAACTGAGAGGATTGCCAAGGCCTTCCACGATATATGAACTTGTTCCTTGTGAACCAGGTATGATACCAACTTCACCTTCTCGGGCACTTGTTGCTCCCTTTCGGTGTATGATACAATTCTCACCAAAATGGGATTCCCAGGATGCATAGTTATGAGCGATGTTGATCATCGGCTCAAACTCAACGTGTGGTATCGCTTCAGATATGACCTTCTGAATTCGATGCATCATCAACCTTCTATTGCACAGACCAAAATCGATACAATACTGCATCTCATTCCAATAATCATTAAACTCCTTGGTCCTCAGTGGCAAGAATGACATATTAAGGTCTGACTTAACCGAAGAAAAGTAACGCTCATTGAGAATGGTTGCCACTCTGTTATAATAATCACATACCTGTTTGCCTAAGTTTCTTGACCCAGAGTGAATCATGATCCAAAGCCATCCTTCATCGTTCTTTTGAAGTTCTATGAAGTGATTTCCTCCACCAAGTGTTCCCACTTGCTTGGTAGCTGATATATATTGACGCTTAACGACAGTCATGCCATCAATATCATGATTTTCAGGCATATACTTCTCATCCTGGGCAACCTTGTGATGTTCCATTCCTAAAGGAATCTGTTGACGGATTCCTCGCATGATTTTCTTTCTCAGAACATCCTGTTCAATCGTTTCCACCTGGATATTGGTTTTAACTGCACACATACCACAACCTATATCCACGCCCACGGCATTCGGAATCACGACATTCCTGGTAGCAAGGACAGTTCCTATAGGCATACCCTTTCCGCCATGTAAGTCAGGCATCAATGCCAAATGATGAAAAACAAAAGGCAGGCTACAAAGGTTCGATATTTGTTGCCAAGCCGTTGCGTCACACATCTTTGCCCACATCTTAACAGGGGTTCCATTCATTGCAAATTCTTTCATTTTCTTAATCTCCTATCTTTTTTAGTGCAAAATTACAAAAGCGGTATGCAGTATTTTTGCGTAGGAGCACAAAAACTTCAAATTTTAACAAAATCTGCTATTATATAGACACATACAACTACTCTGCAACCACTATTCGCATAAGGAATCCCCTTACTATTGTACTACCGCAAGAATGGTTTAGGATGTTGAAATTACATTCATCATAGCAGTGCTCGATGGTATAAAACTGCCAATAGAAACGAGGGCAATACCCTTCAAACCGCAGCGTCACAGCCTCACGGAGGTATTGCCTCTATAATGATACTGTTGTGAACCTTATTTCCGCAACAATATACTTTAATAGTTTTTATAAGTAACTGAGCAACAAAAGTTGCTCAGGATTTTGCCATATCAGAAATTTCACTTATCTTAGTGTCGCAAAACAAACAGACAAAAACTCTGAATGACATGGCAAAAGTACAAATAAAATCTGAGTATCTCACTCCTTTTGGAGGATTTTTTCCATCATGGAGCAATTTGATGCTCTTTGGGCACCAACCATAGATTCCACATTAGGATTGAGATGCACACAGTATGGCTATCAGTACAGTAAAATCCTGCGTTCTCTGATGTGCGTATATCTTTGTGGCGGTTCATGTGTTGAGAATGTCACGACTCACCTCATGATACATCAGTTCCTCCATCCGTTTATTCGTACCTGCAGTATGGACACCATATTGCGTGACTTCAAAGAACTGGCCTACCGAAGCTGACACATATGAGTCAGCTTCCGGCAAATCCTTAGATTTCAATACTGCGCACAAAATGAACGACCTACTGGTCAACGCCCTGAAACAGGTGAACAAGTTCCTATTTCCCTTGTCTTCCGGTTTCCTTCATTATCATATTGAGGACTATCTACTATTAGATACATTCATCTATAATTGAATCGGCATACAGCTCCCATTTTATTTTCCTCTGATTTGGATGATATGCATCGATAACTTTCGCACCTTTATAATTATAAACACAGATAGCACTATTATAGTGATCATATACGATACCATTTGATTCCAAATCATGCCAGAATGGTGCAATTGTGCCACCAAAGATTATAACATCTGGATTATATAAGTCAATTTGCCTAAATAGGATTGTCTTCCAATTCTCATAACACTCACAAAGATTCGTCTGGCCAGAGCTAGTGAGGTTAGGCATCTTACTGATATTGACATAGGCTGTACTCAACAAAGACTCCATTATTTGGTCATCTTCCTGTACCCATCCTTCATCGTCGTAATGTATCTTATTCAGAATTCCATATGTTGTATATGCCATTAACTGCCATGTTCTTATCTTCTTAGCTGACTCTTTAATGTTTCCATTTTCGTCCAAGAAACCTTCTTCCAGGTACCAATCACCACCTTGAGGATTACCTTCTTCATCAATATCATCATATGGTTCCTTGAGTACCCACATAATCTTTCGACTCGAAGTGAGGTATTTTTCTGCATCAAGCACTCCATCAGGAATAGGTTTGAGATTTGCTGTGCTTAACCCTAGTTTTTCAGCATTTGAATACATTTCTGCTCTCAATTGCTCTTGTTTTGATTGTAATTCTTCAACTGTCATATTACGTATTTTTTTAATTATTTTTTGCCGTATTTCTACGGCAAAATTCATCAACTCATTTTTCATATGTACCTGATTAACAAAAAGTTGCTCAGGATTTAGCCATATCAGAAATTTCAATTATCTTAGTGTCGCAAAAACAAACAGACAAAAACTCTGAATGACATGGCAAAAGTACAAATAAAATCTGAGAAACTCACCCTTTTCGAGGATTTTTCGATTATGGAGCTATTTAATGCTCTTTTGGCTCAAACTATAGATTCAACATTAGGATAGAGATGCACAATGTTTGGTTATCAACATAGCGAGATTCTATGCTCTCTGATGTGCGTAAATCTTTGTGATGGCTCATTCTCGAAGGAAATCGTTGAAGGGTAGAGCCCCTCTGCTGGCAATTCTGCATCCTTGCCAACAGGTACTCTTCATTCTATGATTCCATATTATCCTTAACCTGATGGAATACTGTTGAAATCAATAACATTGAATTCGAGTTAAATTCCATCCTTATTGATGAATGGAAGGGAAAGCCCTATCGCCTTGCCATACAACAACAAAGAGAACGGAGGAATACCTTGATGTTTGGGAAGGTGCATACATCTAAAGGTACATACTGACCTACGATTACAAGTCGAAGGCAAGAGACATAGTGAATTCTACAATCTACGTGGCGGCAAGCAACGCATATTCGATGAAATGAACAATGATTTTGGATGGAAACAGCTGTCGAAGTCTTTCATGGCGTAAAATACCATATTTCTACTTATGACCTCTCTCATCACAAGACTTCTGCAAAGCCATCATACTGAGAATTCGAACCGGGGAAATCTGATTGAGTGCCACAGGCAGGACTAAGACCTATATAGTAAAACAACAAGGTAAATGGGGAAAAAGGTAATCATGGTGATGTATAATTCTCCTTGAAACCGCAGTTTAGAGACGGATTTATTTTTGAAAAACCTGCCATTTTGTTCCAAATGTCATGACAGTTTTTGACGGAAATCAAGAAATCATACCCTTGACAGCATTTTCTTCCCGAAAAATTGTGTGCGCACACAAAAAGGCATTATCTTTGCACTCGAAAAGATTGAATAACGAATAATTAAAGTAAAGAAAGGGTAACATT